GCCTCTTCACCAACCTCAAGACGTTCCTTGGCATCACGGGGCGCGTTGAAGATCCCGGCCCCGTGGCGTCGCTCGAGCGCGCAGGCAACGCCGCCGAGCGTGACGACCACGACTACCTCTGGAGGAAAGCCAAGCTCGCCGCACAGCCGTCGACGAATCACGCTCGGGACCTGCCGATCCTCGGGTCGACGATCTTCGATGAGGTTGGCTCCGTCCGCGCCGCGCTCACCTCGCTCGAGCTCGGGCAATTCTGGCAGGCTGCGCAGCTCGTCGACGCGTTCGGCGCGGACGACCGGATCCACGGCGTCGAGCAAACCCGGGTCGACGCGCTCTTCGGTTTGCCGCTCGAGACGGAGATTCGTTCGACCGACGCCAAGGCCGAGGACTACGCGACCCGCGTCCGAGCCGAGTGGCCGACCTGGTTCGCGGACGCGGAGATCAAGAAGTTCCTGAAGTGGGGCCTCGAGCTTCGCGTCGCTGTCGGCGAGCTGCTCTGGGATACGGCAAGCCCCGGGGCATGGACGCCGCGCTTCAAAACGTGGGATCCGCGCTTCCTCTACTGGCGTTGGGACACCCGCACCTTCTGGATGATCACGATGGATGGCCCCATCGAGATCACCCCCGGGGACGGGCACTGGGTCCTCTACTGCCCCGACGGTTACGCGCGCGGCTGGATGGGCGGGCACGTCCGCTCGCTCGCGCTGATGTACCTGGTGCGTCGCTGGGCGCTGCGCGACTGGGCTCGATTCTCCGAAGTTCACGGGCTGCCGATCAAGAAGGCGACGGTACCCGCCGGCCTGCCGCCGGAGGACAAGGAAGCATTCCTCGCCGACCTCGAGACGCTCGGCTCCGAAGGCCTCGTCCGGCTCGCAGTCGACGAGAATGGCAAGGGCTTCGACCTCGCGCTGATGGAGGCGCAGAGCCAGAGTTGGGAGGGCTTTCAGAAGCTCCTCGAAAAGGCCGACGAGTGCATCGCGATCGACCTCCTCGGGCAGAACCTCACGACGTCGATCAAGGGCGGCGGCTCCTACGCCGCGGCGAACGTCCACGACCGGATCCGCCTTGATCGCGTGGAGGCCGATTCGAAGAGCCTCGGCGATTGCCTGAGCGAGCAGGTCGTCATTCCGTGGGCGGTCTACAACCTCGGCCGCGCAGAGCTCGCCCCGCGGGTGCGCTGGTCGACGAAGGTCGAAGAGCAGCGCGGGATCACCGCCGATACCTGGAACAAACTCGGCGAGGCGCTCAAGAAGCTCAAAGACTCGGGGCTCCCGGTAGACCTCGACGGCGTCGCGAAGATCTTCAAGATCCCGCTCCAGGCCGTCGTCGATCTGACCGAGCGCGGGCAGCTGTACGAATACCATTTCAAGTTCGGGGTGGTGACGAAGAACGAAGCGCGCGCGCGGCTCGGGTTGCCGCCGCGGCCGGATGGGGACGTCTACGCGTCAGCAGCGCCGGTGGCGGAAAACGGAGAAAGCAAGCCCGGCGGCCTCGGCGACAAGGAGCCTGAGGAGAATGCCGACGTCGAGGAGAAGAAGCCCAGCACGCCCGAAAAGAAGCCAGAGCCCGAAGAGAGCACCGATGCCAACTCCGAAAGCGATCCGAAATAGCCTCGATCTCGGCGGCACCGAGGCGCCGAGAATGAGCGCACGGGTCGAGCTCGAGAACGGCTCGATGCGAGGGAAGCTCCACCTCTACGATGCAATCGGTGGCTGGGACGGCATCTATGCGAAGGACGTCGTCGCAAAGCTCGACGAGCTCAAGGACCAGGGTGCCCAGGCCCTCGACGTTCACGTGCATTCGCCGGGTGGCGATGTCTTCGAGGGCGTGGCGATTCATTCGGCGCTCAAGACCTGGTCGGCGGGCGAGCGGCACGTCCACGTCGACGGGCTCGCGGCAAGCATCGCCTCGATGGTCGCGATGGCCGGCGACAAGATCACGATCGCCCCGCACGCGATGTTCATGATCCATGGCCCGCGCGCATACGCGATCGGGACGGCCGAGCAGATGCAACAGGCCGCCGCCCGTCTCAAGGCGATGAAGTCGGAAATGATCGACTGCTACGCCGGGCGCACCGGCCTCGCGAAGGTCGAGGTCGAAAGGATGATGGATGCGGAAACCTGGCTCAACGCCAAGGACTCGATCGCGAAAGGTTTCGCCGACGCAATCGCCGGTCGCGAAGACGACGAAGACGAAGACGGCGACGAGAAGGATGACGGCGACGAGCACGAAGAAGCCCGCTTCCGCGCCGTCGCCTCGGCGCTCTTCGCGCACCCGCCGCCCGAGCTCGCAAAGCTCCTGACGCCTCTTCCGCTGCCATGCGCGAAGGTGCCAGCGGCACCACAGCAACCGCCTCCATCACCGTCACCCCAGGAGCAGCCACCGAAGGAGCAGACAATGACCCCAGCCGAAGAGAAAGCAATGGCCGCCCTGGAGCGCACCGCGAGCGATGCGGCCTCGAGGCTCACCGCCGTGACCGCGCAACTCGATGCCTCGTCGAAGGTGGCCGTCGACATCATGGCTCTCACCGGGAAGGCCACCGTCGGCGAGGCCGTTGCGCACGTCGCCGGTCTCAAGGAGAAGGCGGCCAGGACCGACGAGCTCGCCGCCGAGCTCGAGAAGGTGCGCGCCGCGCAGCGCCAGAGCGAGATCACCGCGCTGCTCGACGAGGCCTCGAAGGCGGGGCGCCTCACGCCGGCGAAGCGCGCGGAGTTCCTGAAGGCCGATGCACCGCAGTTCGCCAAGGATCCCACCCAGCTCAAGGCGTTCCTCGAGTGCCTGGGGCCCCCGGTCGTCGCGAAGACCGGCGAGGGTGCCAGGCCCACCGAGGAGAAGCCCGACCAGTTGCCGGAGCTCACCGAGGTCGAGAAGGCGCAGGCGCTGAAGGCAAGGGTCAGCTTCGAGGGCTTTCAGATCATGAAGCACGGCGGCTCCGCGGCGTACGACGAGTACCTCAAGAAGAAGGCAGCCGTCGGCACCGCGTAGAACCGCCCTTCAACCAGTCGTGATGCCGCTGGGGCCAGCGGCGAACCCGTCGGGCGAGCGACCCGCAAGCGAGCAACTCGCAATGAGCGAGCGGCTCGCAAGGAGACACCTATGGCTCTTAGCGCAAACCGCAGCACGAAGATGATGGGGAATGACCCGCACCCGACGTTCCTCGAGAAGCCGGTCGCGGCCAGCACGCACCTCTACACCGGGGCGCTCCTAGGCCTCAACGTCTCGGGCAACCTGGTGCCGGCCGGCGCCACCGCGAAGAAGATCCTCGGGCGCTGCGAAGCCGAGGCGGACAACTCCGCGGGCATTGCCGGGGCGATCACCGCGCGCGTTCGCCAGGGCGTCTTCAAGTACGCGAACAGCGCGACCACCGATGCACTCACCTCGGCGGATGAGGGCTATGCCTGCTTCGCCGTCGACGATCAGACCGTCGCGCGAACCGACAGCAACGGCACTCGACCGAGAGCCGGCACCGTGATTTCGGTCGAGACCGACGGCGTCTGGGTCCAGGTGATGTTCGACACGATCGGCGACCAGGGCGACTCGACGATGATCGACTTGATCGCTGCCGACAACTTCGCTCTGACGCCGTTCGTCGCGATCACCGTCTACAACGACTCCGGCGTCGGCAAGGCAAAGACCGCGGTCGCTGGCGATCCGGCAGTCGGGATCTTGCAAAACACCCCGGTGGCCGGCGCCGTCGCGAAAATCCGCGTCTCCGGCAAGTCGACCGCGTACGCCTCGGGCTCGATCAATCCCGGGGTCGTCGTGGCAAGCACCGCCAACGGGCAACTCAAGGCGGCCGTGGCATTCACCGCGCCGTCGAATTCAACGAGCAATGCGTCGACTCCGATCGGTGTCGCGCTCACGCTCGGGTCGACGAACAACGCCTTCCAGGTGTTGCTGCGACCGACCGGCCCGATCCCGTCGACCGGAGTGTAGCGCCCAGCAGCAAGCCACCTTCACGCCGCCGCAAAGCCCCTCGCCACGAGGGCTCAACAGCAAGCCCTCGACCGAGGGCGAGGAGCTCGTATGCCAGTGAACGCCCCCACTGCCGCGAAGTGGAACGCCGCCACGATCAGTTGGAACATGATCTTCCGCCAGGTGCTGGAGGCGACCCAGAACTATTGGGGACTGATCGCGAGCGAGCTCACGAGCGACACGCGTGAGCAAGACTACCCGTGGCTCGACCGCCTGCCGGCGATGCGCAAGTGGCAGGGAGAACGCGTCATCAACAACGCGGCAATCCGCCTGCAGACGATCACCAACGACCTCTTCGAGCTCACGGTCGGCGTCAAGCGCACGGACGTCGACGACGACAAGCTGGGCGTGCTCAGCACGCTCGTCCAGGAGGTCGCGCGCCAGGCGAAGGTGTGGCCCGACAGGATCATCGCGAACGCCGTCCAGGCTGGCGAGGCGGCGGTGGTGTTCGACAATCAGTACTATTTCGACACCGACCACCCCATCAACCCCGACGACCCGAGCCAGCAGATCGGCGGCGGGAACACGGACACGACGCAGGCGAACCTGTTTACTTCGACCGCCTCGGGGAACTACCCCGGCGCGCTGCCGCTCTCTTCGCCGAGCCTGGAGGCGGTGACCTCGTACATGATGTCGCTCGTCGGCGCCGACGGTCAGCCGCTCGAGATCATGCCCGACGCCGTCATGGTCCCGCCGCAGCTGAAGTGGACCGCCGCGCGGCTCCTCCAGGCCGAGGTGATCGGCGCGGACATCGCGCTCGCGGCCTCGGCGAATAACCCCCAACTCCACGGGGCCGCCGGGCAGTCGAACGTCATGCGCGGGTCGATGGACCTGATCGTCAACCCATACTTGCGCGGCGACGCGACGAGCTACTACGTCATGTGCACGAAGCGCGCGGTGAAGCCGTTCGTCTGGCAGATCAGGGACCCGCCCGAGTTCGCGGTGCTCACGAGCCCGACCGACGAGCACGTGTTCAAACACGACGAACTGCTCTGGGGCGTCCGCGCCCGTGGCGCGGCCGGATACTCCATGTGGCCGCTGATCGCGAAGTGCAAGGCGACGTAGTCCGGACAGCAGCACAGGCCTGATCGGGTCGGCGACACGCGCCTCCTCGAGTGGCCCGACGCGACGGGGCGGCGGCCGGGCTGCCAAGCTCGGTCGCCGCTTTATTCAGAGGCGCGAATACAGATCGAGGAGGCAGCATCCATGGATCAACCAGTCGCGAAGACGAAAGTACCCGAGCAGCCCACCGATGCCAGGGCGAAGACCCAAGAGCGAGTCAAGATCGCGGTCAGGTCAATGGCCCAGGTTGGGCACGAACTCGCCGGATTCCGGTTCCCAGGCCGCGGCAAGGTGTCCATTGCGGACGTGACGCCAGAGCAGGCGGACGAGATCCGGGTATACGCGGGGACAGCGGCAGGGCGCCTGACGGTACTCGACTCCGTCCCCGCTGACAGCACTCCCGCCGAGGCCACGAAGCTCGTGCGAGTCACCGCGATATCGCTCGCCCCCCCTGGCCACTTCCGCGGCGGGCACTACTGGCAGGCCGGCGAGCCGACCTTCGCGGAGGTCACCGAGCCCGAGCTCGCAGCGATCAAGCGCGACGGCAGGCTGCAAATTCTCGAGGGGACGATCTCCAATGCCATCGCCGAGAGCGATGTCATCAAGGCGATCGCCGCAGATCGCAGCGAGGATCGTGTGCTCCGCGAGGCCGAAAAAATCCTGACCGATCGCAAAGCCGGCGAGACGCGCGCCGGGGCGATCCGCAAGAAGTTCGAGGTTGGGAGATAGATGGCCCGCTACGCCGTACCCGCGGACCTCGTGCGCTTGGCCATCTCGGCGAACGCGCTCACTGGGATCTCGAACGACGCTCAGCAGGGCGCGCTCGACGCCGTGAGTTCGACGGCCGAGGGCTACATGGGCGCCGCGTTCCGGACGCCATTGCTGGCCTGGGGCGACGACCTCAAGCGTGCGGTCTGCCAGATCACGGCGTACGACCTCCTCAAGGCTCGCGGGTTCGCGCCGCAGGCCGGGAGCAATGACGCGATGCTGGCCTCGCACGACGCGGCGATTCGATGGCTCGAGCAGGTCTCGCAAGGGCACGTCAAGCCCGCCGGCGTCACCGACTCCTCGCCCTCGGCCGTGTCGGTCTCGACGGTCTCGAGCAAGCCGCAGCGCGGGTGGTGAGCCGTGGCGTTCACGGGGCCGATCGACGAGTTGCACTCCCGCTGGGCGAAGGTCCGCGAGATCGCGAAGGGGAAGTTCGCAGCTGAAGCGCGGGATGTCGCCGGCGAGGCTGTCTTCCGCGAGGCCGTGGAGGGCTGGCGCTCTGGGACCTCGCCGTACGGGGAGCGCTGGACTGGGGCCAAGGGCAGGCCGATCACGCTCTTCAAGACGGGCTCGCTCTTCCGGTCGATGAAGCTCAACCGCTCGCCGATCGGATTCTCGATCACGGTCGACGGCCAGGACTTCGGCCGGCACACCCTGGCGACGGTCCAGGCGTACGGCGGGCGCATTCGCGCGACCAAAGGCAAGCGCGCTCGGGAGGCGGCGAGCCGGGGCGTCTTCGGGGATCGCTGGCCGATGACCTTCAAGGCGCCCGACGGCAAGTGGCGCAGCAAGTTCGAGGTCCGCATCCACCCGAACCCGATGCTGCCGAAGGGCACGCGGGAGATCCCGCCACGCTGGGCGAAGGCAATCGAGGACGAGATCGAGGCGCTCGGGTCGAGGCGCTTCGGCTTGGAATGACCGATGGTGTCCGACATTATCAAGGCCGTCGTCCACCGACTGAACCGCACGCGCGGTACTCCTCCGGAGGTCGGCGACCGCGACTACATTGCGCCGGGCCACAGCGGCTATGTCGCGCCTCTTGGCTACGTCTTGCCGATCCCATTCTTTGTCGGCGAGATGTACATCAACCAGAACGACGCACCTCCGCGGCTCGTCTTCGTGCCCACCTTCGATCGGTTCGACGCCCCGATGCGGATCGGCGAGAAGCGGCGCGCGCTCAAGACGCGGGTCGCAGGCCTCGAGTGCGCGGTCTGGGGGCCGATCATTCCTCCGGACCCGGCCGACCCGCTGCTCGACTTTGCCGGGACCGAAGAGCTCGTGCGCGAGCTCGTCGTCGCGCTCGATCAGGAATTGCGCGCGCGGTTCGGCGAGGGCGAGGCGCTCGAGCTCACCAGCTCGGAGTGGATGACGCCCGGGCAGATCACGAGCCTGGGAATGGTGTGCGTGATTCGCTTTGCGCTCAAGGTGCCCGTCCTGGTCGAGGCGCCTCTCACCGGCACGGCCACGACCGTGACGACCACGACATCGATCGTGACAGGGTGACCCCGATGACCGACGACAAGATCTTTCTCCCCACACCTCGCGCCGCGACGCCGGCGGCGGATCCCACTCCAGTGGTCGCGAAGAAGACCGCCGAGGAATGGGGCGCCGAGAAGAAGCACACGCGCGCCCAGAACCGCGCCGGCCAGAAATCAGCGGTAATGCCAGACTGGCGCTTCGCCGCGGCGAAGGCTCACGAGGGATGGCCCGTCGGCAAGGAGCTTTCCGAGGCCGAATACGACGACGCGGTGGCCCGCGCGACCGGCGCGCCGCTCAGGTAGAGCCGAGGCTGCCCCGTCCACCTAGCGTCGCACTACGCCCGCACAGGAGCTCGCAATGGCCCTTCCCGAAGTGAGGCAAAGCGTCCAGGACTACGGGATGGCCTCGGTCCCCGCGTCGACCTCCTCGGTCTTCGCGAAGATCGGCGTCTGCTCCGCTGGTGCTGCGAAGGCCGTGAGCGCATGGGCCGGCCCCAACCTGCAGGCGATGCTCGATGCCCTTGGGCACGGCCCGCTCGTCGAGGCCTGCGCGTACCACCGAGCGGTTGCCGGCGGCGAGATCATCACGTGCCCCGCGGCTACCTCGGTCGTCGGCACCGCCGGCGCCGTGACGCATACCGGGACGGGCACCTCGGTCCTCACAATCACGACCTCCTCGAAGCACCCGCTCGACGGCTACAACGTGATCGTCACGATCACCCGCGCCGGCGCAAGCCTCGCGGCCGGGACTGCGGCCTTCACCTTCTCTCTCGATGGCGGGACGACGCCCTCGCCCGAGATCGCGCTACCGACCTCCGGGAGCTACGAGATCCTTGGCACCGGGATCGTGCTCACCTTCGCCGAGGGGACCTTCGTCGCGGATGACACGTACACCTTCACTTGCACCGCGCCGGCCGCGACGCTCTCCGACATCACCGACGCGCTCACCGCGCTCATGGCCGACCCGAGGACCTGGGGCTGGGTGCACGTCGTCGGCGCCCCAGCGCCCAGCTCGAGCGCGGTCACGAAGAGCAATCCCAGCGCGCCGGCGATCACTCTCACCGGGACGCCGACCGCATTCGTCGACGCGATCGTGAAGATGACCTTGGGCGGCACGCTCGGCACGGCCAAGTTTGAGGTGTCGATCGACAACGGCGTGACCTACGGCGCCGAGCAGACGACGAGCTCGGGCACGCCGACCTACGTGATCACCGGCACCGGGCTCACCCTCAACTTCGCCGCCGGGACGTACGTCATCAGCGACACCTACTCGTTCGGCACCTACGGCGGGATCGGCGCTCTCTTCGCGGCCGTCGCCGCGAAGCTCTCGGCCGCCGAGGAGTCCTTTCGCTACGTCGGCGCGGTCCTCGAGCTGCCCGACGCGAGCGACGCTCTCTTGCTCAAGGCGACCGCGGCCCTCGCGAGCACGCGGGTCATGTACGCGGGCGGATACTGCGACCTCGCCTCATCGACCTCGCAAGCCGGCCGCGGGATCGCGAAGCGCCCCGACGCCTGGCCGCTCGCGGCATGGCGAGGCAAGCTCAAGATCCACGAGGACCTGGGCAAGGTGAAGCTGGGTTCGCTCAAGGGCATCTCGGCGCTCTACCGCGACGAGGCCGCGACCCCGGGCTTCGGCGCCGGGCGGATCGCGACGCTGAGAACCATCGTCGGCTTCCCGGGCTTCTACGCCGCGAGCGACACGAACGGCGACATGATGGCGCCGGCGGGCTCCGACTACTCGCTCTCGCAGTACCGGGCGATCATGGACCGCGCGTGCACCGTCAACCGCGCGGCGATGATCCCGTACCTGAACACGGACCTGCGGCTGAAGAAGACCGGCGAGATCGCTGAAACGGAGGCTCGCACGATCGAGACCAAGGTCGGCTCCCAACTCGAGGCGGCGCTCCTGAACGGCAGCGACGGCCGGCAAGTCAACGCGCTGCGCATGCGAATCGATCGCACCGAGAAGATCAGCGTGACGCACGATCTTACGACCGACATCGCTCTGCAGCCGCTCGGGGTCGCGAAGACGATCACCACAACTCTTCACTACGTGCCGCAGCTGTAGCGACGGCGCGGGAGATCGACAATGGACAACCCTTTGGTCAATGGCATCGCCTGGGGCTGGGCTGAGATCGAGCTGTCGATCGACGGGCAACATTTCTCGGCCGTCAAGTCGATCAACTACAAGACCAGCGTTCAGCGTGGCAAGGTCCGCGGGACATCCATGCGCGTGCTCGGGCTGACCTCCGGAGAGGCCGATCAGGAAGGCGACCTCGAGTTGGCGATGGACGACTACCGGGCGCTCCTGACGATGCTCGGCGACGGGTATTTGAAGCGCCAATTCGACATCGCCGTGAGCTACTCGAACGAGGACGGCGTGAACCTGGTGGACAACCCATTCACGTACACCGACCAACTGAAGGGCTGCCGTCTCAAGGGGACCGAGCATTCGCATTCCCAGGGGCCCGAGGGGCTCACAGTGAAGCTCCCGCTCGACATCATGCAAATTCTCGAAGGGGACAACAACGGGAACTTCCTCGACGGGCTCGGCTCCGACAGCGCGGGCGGCGTCTCGCTCTCGCTCGGCGTCACGATCTAGCGCCTTCGCTGCATAGTCCCGAGGTCCTAAGGCCCGCGCGCCGCCCCCGTGTATCACGGGCGGGACGCGGGCCATTCGATTCATTCAAGCACGCACGAGGAGGAAGCGATGGATATTCTGCAAGAAGGCGAGGTCACGTCCGAGGAGCTGCGCCAGGCCCTCGACGAGGCGAAGGCGAAGTTCGGCGATGCATATCTGCTCGAGGCGAAGGACGCGGGGATCAGCGTCGTCTGCCGTGCGCCGACCCGCCCGCTCTACCGCAAGTTCCGGGCAGAGCGCTACGACTCGAACCCCGCGCGCAGGGCGGGCTCCCTCGAGAGCCTCTTCGTCGCGTGCCTCGTGTACCCGGACCCGAAGACCTTCGAGGCGACCCTCAATCGAATGCCGGCGCTCGCCGATTCTTTCGGCGCGGCTCTCTGGGACAAGGTCTCCGGGGCTGAGGACGCGACGGTAAAAAAAACCTGAGCCGCGCCCACGTGGATGTCGATTACGCGGCCGACTGCCTGGAGAGCTTTGCAGCCCGCGGCGAGAGCGACGAGGCGCATACCGGCGCGCTCCTCTTGGCCGAGGGGCTCTTGTTGTTCCGCGCCGTCTGGGGCGCCAAGGGGTGACTTGTGGCGAAGGGCATGGAGTGGCTCCTCTCGCTCGAGGACAAGATGAGCGGCCCGGCCGAGAAGGCCGAGAAGCGCCTCGAGCAGCTCGAGCAGCGCATGAAGGGCCTCGCGAAGGCCGAGAAGGAGGCATCCGACCCTGCGATGCAGAAGCGGCTCGCGTCGCGGATCAATTCACTGGGCCTCGCGAAGATTGAAACGCAGATCGCGGTCCAGACCGAGAGGCAGGAGGAGCACGCGGGGCGCTGGGTCGAGCGACTCGACCACGGGGTGCACCTGGTCAAGGAGCTCGCCGAGGCGGCGAAGGTCGTGGCCGAGCACATCTACGACTGGGGCAAGGAGTCGATCGCCCTCGCTGGCGGGAAGCAACGCGACTTCCTGTCCTTCCGCACGATGATCGGCGACGAGGAGAAGGCCAAGAAGCTCATGGAGGATCTCGAGGGCGCCGCGCACAAGAGCGTCTTCAGCGGCTCCCAGGCGACGTCCCTCGGCCGCAAGCTCCTCGCCGGCGGTTTCGCGGCCGAGGACGTGCCGACCTACCTTCGCGCGATCGGCGATGCCGCGGCCGCAACCGGCGCGAGCGAGGAGTCGATCGACAAAGCCGTCGGCGCCCTGCGCAGGATCAACGCGGACGGCAAGCTGTCCGAGAAGACCATGCGGGCCCTGCGCGACGTCGGTGTCGACTCCGCGTCTGTCTACGAGGTCCTCGCGAAAGACCTCCACGTCACGGCCGGCCGGGCAAGGGAGATGGTCAAGGCCGGCGATATCAACGCGAACGAAGGGCTCTGGGCCATCGTGGGCGGCGTGAATTACAAGAGATCCGGCGGCATGCTCGGCAGCGCCGGTGAGACCGCCGTCGGCGAGAGTTCCGATCGGCTGCTCGGGAAGATCAAGGAGAGTTGGGAGGAAAACTTCGCGAACCTCTGGGACACGAAGGGCTTCGGGAAGTGGATCGGGTTCCTGCGCAACATGAACGGCGCGATGGACTCGACGAGCGCGAGCGGCAAAGCGCTCAAGGAATCGATTGGCTCGGCCTTCGATCATCTGATGACCGGCGTCTTCGGCGACCTCTCGGGGCCCGACGGATTGCCCGGCGTCGAGGGCATGGTCAAGAGCATTGCCGGCGCGATCGACGGCCTCGGCTACGCCGCCGGCGGCCTCGCAAAGGGTCTCTTCAAGAACCTTGATCCCGCGCTCGCCGCGCTGAGCAGTGGGCCGATGGACGCGGCCAAGGCGAAGCTCCTGTCCGAGGAATTCGAGAAGCTCGGCGACTCGATCGGGAAGTCGGTGCGCGGCGCCGCGAAGCTCTTGGGGCTCGTGGGCAAGCTCGCCGAGCTCGGCGGCGAAGGCCTCGACCAGGTCGGGAAGTTCGCCTACCGCATGGCGGCTGGGAAGGCCCAGGTCGAAACCGGCGTCCATGTGACCGACCCTGTGACCGGGCTGTGGCTTGCGCCGGAGGACGTCGAGCAGCAATTCCAGGCGCGTCTTGCCATGGACCGGGCGACGGCCGGTGAGGATACGGTGCGGCTTCCGCTGCCGGTGCCCTCCACGACCGCGGCGGCCCTCGCTGGCCAGCAGAACAGCCCCGTCTACAGCCCGACGATCGAGCAGACGATGACATTCAATGGCCCGGCGGATCCGCAAGTCGTCCGGCAGGCCGCAAAGCAAGGCGCCCAGCAAGGCGCGCAGCTCGCCACGATCGAGAATCTCGCGATGGCCGGCGGCGGGATCCGGTAGCCATGGGCGCCGTCTGGGGTACCGCGAGCGACGAGCCGCTCGACAAGCTCAGCGAATGGGACACCGTGAGCGTCGGCCTCGGCCCGTTGCCGCCCCAGCCATTGCCCGGCCTCGCCCGCGTGCATGGCAAGGGACTCGAGCACCGGATCGACATCAAGAAGTGCCCAGGCAAGGACGGCGCGACCTTCACGGATCTCGGACGCGAGCTCGCCCAATTCACGATCACCTTGGTGCTCACCTCGCAATCGGAATGGGACTCCTTCGTCAAAGCGCGCGCCACACTCCAGGCGCTTCTTCCGACCGGCCAGCTCCAGGCGTTGCCCATCTCCCATCCGGCCCTCAATTCCTTGGGGATCCGGAGCGTCTACTTCACCCGTGTCGGCGTGCCCCATCCCGGTAGCGTCGTCGGGACCTTCGAGGTCGAGCTCGAGGCGCTCGAGCTCAGGGCGCCAACGAAGACCGCCGGCAGCGGCACGCCGAAGAAGGACGTCAAGAACTTCGAGAAGGGCGGCAACGGCTACGCGCCGAAGGCCGTCGGCAAGACGAACGCGCCGAGCAAGACGAACACGGGGCCCGATTGAGCGTCGCCGAGATCAACAACGTCCCGGTCATCCGGGGCACCGTGCGCTTACAGCGCGTCGGCCTCTGGATCGCCGACTTGTCCCTCGACCAGGGCGCGGCGATCGAGGGCGCGGTGACGTTGTCCCTCGGCGACGGGGCGCTCGAGCTCGTGGGCACTGCGGCGCGCAGCGGCGTCTTCATGGAGAGCGCGGTGCTCAGGGTGATTGGTGGCGCCGGCGGGCTCACGCGCACGGTGGCGCCGAAGTTCTACAGGGCGATCTCGGTGAAGCAGATTCTCACGGACATCCTCTCCGCGGGCGGCGAGCGGCTGGCAGCGAGCTCAAACGCCGCGGTGCTCGCGCGACAGCTCGACTATTGCCAGATCGAGGCCGCCGTCGGCGACGCGCTCGCGATGCTCTGCGACCGCCTGGGGGTCCTCTGGCGCGCGCTCCCCGACGGATCGATCTGGGTTGGCCTTGAGGGGTGGGGCGAAGTGCAGGCCCCCGGCGAGTCGATCGCGCAGGACCCGCACGCGAGCTCGGAGACCTGGGGTGTCGAGGCGCCGACGCTGCTCCCTGGCACGGTGATCGCCGGCCGCAAGGTGTCCGCGGTGGAGCACCAGTTCAGCGACGGCGAGGTGCGGACCGTCGTGTTCTACGACCGCGACGACGCCGGCCCGGCCTCCGAGGACCGCCAGACCCGCGCGCTTCGGGCGATCGTCGAGCGGGTCGCGGCGCCGTACGACTTCTTCTCTGAGGTTCGCGCGAAGGTCGTCAAGCAGAACTCGGACGGCACGCTCGAGCTCGTGCCGCAGAGCCCGCGGTTACCCGGCCTGACGCGGGTGCCGATCCGCAACGGGCTGCCGGGCGTCCAGGTGAAGGTCGTCGCGGGCGCGTTCGTCTTGGTGCGCTTCGAGGACGGCGACCCAGGGAGGCCTGCGGCTGGGCTCTTCGATCCCGGCTCGCTCCAGGAGCTCACGATCACCGCGGGAGCGGCCGGCCTAATCAGGGTCATCGCCGGCGCCGGCGGGACCGTGAGCCTCGACGTCGGCGCGGGCGGCGCGATCAAGCTTGGCGGCGACGGTGCGGCTCTGGCGGTGGCGCTCCAGGGCGACACCGCGGGGCCGTACCCGGTGATCTGCAAAGGACTCGTGGTCAAGGGGAGGGCGGCCTGATGATGAACGCAGCGGTCCTTTCCGCCGACGCCTTGGCAAGGTGGAAGGCAAATCCGAATTCCGGGTTAAGCTCGCCGCTCTCCGAAGAACAGGATGCGTGGCTCAGGGCCCTCACCGATGCGATGGCGGGCGCGTTCGTGGCTCACATGACGACGTCGGCGGTCGTGGTCGGCTCGTCCGCGACCGGCGGGGCTGTCACGGGGACGATCACCTAGCCATGGCCGCTCTGTTCAACGTGCTCTTCCAGGAGGCACACGCGCCATACGCGAACACCGGGACGGCCGGCGGCGCCTGGGACGTGACGACGGAATACGGGACGCAGGAGCCGGTGCGGGACGCGGAAGGCCTGCACATCGCGCCCGGCACGCCGCAGACCGGCGCCGGGGCCAGCTACACGCTGATCGGCGACGCCACGATAGAACCGGCTTTGTTGACGATCCAATTGTGGGTCCGAATTGAGTCGCTTTATCCTGGGCAGAAGTACCTGGTCCTGAAGGCGAACGGGCAGCGCCCTTTGTCACAGTGGGACGTGTTTTACACACTTGCTCTGGAGGTTGGCGAAGGTAGCCCCGGAATAGATCCCACAAGCGTGTCACTGATTGTTCATGTTGCCGGCAACCAGCTGACCGTCAACGTGCCGCTGCACGAGTGGGTGCTCTATTCAGTCGCGGTCAATAATGGCCATATATCCGTGTACGTCAACGGCGTGGAACGCAGCGGCGACGATTGCGGATCCATCGATTACAGCGGCCACGGCGATTGGATGCTCGGCGGGGCGTTCACGGATTACTCGCAATACGGGCCATGCGGTGGGCGGGTGGACTGCACGATCGGAAGCCTCGAAGTGCACGACGTCGCCCTGGCGCCCGAGGCCATCGCCGCAAGCGCTGCCGCAGGCCCGCCGACGCACCCGGCACCATCTCCACCGGTTGGTCGCACTGGCACCCGCCCCAGGCGCGCGGCGCCCGTGCCGACGACCGACTACGGGACCGACTTCAACAGCTATCCTGACCTCGACTGGAGCACGCGCATCGGCGGCGCCGAAGCCGTGATCCAGGCCATCGCTCGCTCGCTCGAGGACGCGCAGATCGGCGTGGACATCCGAAGCTACCTCAACGCCGAGCTCAGCGGCGCGGACCTCTACAATCTCGAGGAAACGATCAAGTCGCGCTGCCTCGCCGATGAGCGGGTCCAGGATGCGACCGTCCAGGTCACGCAGCCCTCGCGCTCCGAGCTCCTCGTGGCCATCTATCTGCCCCTCGCCGAGGGGCCCTTCAAGAAGACCCTGAGCGTCACGAAGCTTGGCGTCCAACTCCTCACCGAGGCCTGACCGCGTCACCATGAAGACCTACGCCGACCTCACGACGCCACGGACGCAGGACGCGATCCTCGCCGACCGGATCCGTGGCCTCCAGGGGATCGGCATCGTCACGCAGGACGGAGGGCTGACCGGTCTCGGGGATGGGACCGGCAGCCTCCTCCTCTCCGGCGTCGCGCAGGCGACGGCTGCGATCGTGATCGCGATCTCCACCGGCGGCGAGCCGAACGACGGGACCTCGGCCTACGAGCTCAGCCTCGACGGCGGCGTGAACTTCGCTCCTCCGGCCACGATCCCCGCAGGCGCGGTCGCCATCGGCACGACCGGCGCGCGCGTGGTCTTCGTCGCTGGCGACGGTGCGCCATCGTTCGCCGAGGGCGACACGTACGCCTTCCAGGTCGCGACGCCGGTCTTCGACGCGTCCGCCTGGCAGGACGAGACGGTCCCGAAGCGGCTCATGGACCTCGAGACCGGTGCGGCCGCCGACGCAGACGAGTCGATCGCGGCCATCGCCCAGGGCGCGTACCTGAAGGACGCGGCCGGCGGCTGGGTCGACCTCCACGCCAAGGACGTCTTCGACGAGCCGCGCCACGATCCGATCTTCGCCCAGGGCCGGTGCGTGCTGACCGACACCGCAGGCGCCGGGCCGGTCACGATCCAGCCAGGGCAGCTGTGGGCCGGGCCCAGCGGCGGCGGTGCGCTCCAGTTCAGCAACCTCGGCGGCGGGACGCTGCCGCTGAACGGCTCGCTCCCGCTGACCTTCCAGGCTGAGAACCCGGGCGCCGCGTGGAACCTCGGCAACGGCGGGATCACCGCGCTCCTCACCCCGATCCCCGGTGTCACGATCGCGAACCCGTCGCGCGTCTCCGCCGTCACGAAGAGCCGCTCCGGCGCGCCCGACGTCACCGCGGCGATCTCGGGCACGCTCGGCGGCGACTACGACGTGCAGGTCGTCATCACCACCGGCGGCGCGCTCGGCGCCGCGGTCTTCAAGTTCACGCTCAACTCCGGCACGACGTGGACCACCGGCGTCACCGTGCCAGGCGGCGGCGGCTACACCATCGGCGCGACCGGGCTCGTGCTCACGTTCGCCGCCGGGACGTACCAGGTCGCGGATAGCTTCCACTTCAACGCCTCCGTCTCGTGGCTCTCCCAAACCGGCGTCGACCGCGAGAGCGACGACTCCGTCAAGGCTCGCTGCCGGAAGAAGTGGGCGACGCTCGGGGTCGGCGAGCCGAATGCGGCGTACGAGGCCTGGGCCCAGCAGGCAAGCGCCCAGGTCACGAAGGTCCTGTCGCGTGCCTCGCCCACCGTGGCCGGCCGAATCGAGGTCTGGCTCGGCGGCCCGGGCGGTGCGGTCTCCTCCGACGTCGTCGCGGCCGTCGACGCGTACCTCCAGCCGCTTGTGGGCCTCACGTGCACGCTGCTCGTCCAGTCGGCCACGAGCACGGTGGTGGCGCTCGTCGGGGCCATCTACGTGAAGGCGGGCCAGCTCGGGCGCGCCCAGGCCACCGCGCTCAAGGCGCTCGCGGAGTATCAGGCGGCGACGCCGATCGGAGGCAACCTCGTCGGCGGCGTCGGGATCGTCTCGCTCGACGTGCTCGTCGGCTGCTTCACCGGCGGGAGCAACCAGGCGCTCGTCGTCGACGTGGCCTTGAGCGCGCCCGGGGCCGACGTGACGCTGGGCTCGACGGCGACGCCGCTCTTCGACCTCACCGGCGTGAACTGGGTGGAGACGTAGCTGTGAGCGACTTCGCGACCTACAAGGAGCTCCTGCAGAGCGGCGAGAACAGCCCGGCGTGGTTGCTCAAGCCGAAGGGTGCCGCGTGGCTCGGTGGCATGGGCGCGCTCAAGGATGCGACCCTCGAGCGCCTCAAGGCCGCCGTGAAGCTCCGGTTCGCGAGCCGCGCCCCCAGCGACGGTCTCGCCGGCCTGGGCGACGAGCGCGTGCTCGAGCGCGCACCCGGGGACACGGACAGGACGTACGCCGCTCGCCTCGTCGACGCCTGGAACCTCTGGCGCTTCGGTGGGACGGCGCTCGGGCTGCTCACGGCCCTGCGCGACCTGGGCTACACGACCGCGATCGTCGCCATCGCGAATGGCCTCGCGTTCTCGCTCGGCTCCGGCGGCGCGCTCGTGACGACGGTCCTGCCGGCCGAGAGTTGGGCCTGCGGCGCCTCGTTCTTCTGGTCGAAGTTCGTCGTGTTCCTTCCGGCGAACCCGTGGGGCGTGGACCCGAGCGACAGCGACCCGCGCGTCGAGCTCCTTCGCCGCACGGTGCGCCGATGGAAGAGCGCGCACGCGACGTGCTCGGACATCGCCGTCCTGGACGCGGGACGGCTCTGGGATTGGCCGATCGTGCTCGACGACGGCGTGACGCCGCGCGAGTGGGACAACCAGGGCGGCACCTGGAGTGGTGCCACCGTGCTGCACTTCACGCCCTGAGAGGAGCGCAATGCCATCCGACTACACTGGGAACCCCGCCGGAATCACCGCCCGCGAAGTCCCCGTCATCTCGTGCCCGGTCGGAACCGACGCGCCTGTTGCCGCGAGCGTCAACACGCCACTCAAGAAGCTAGCGGACATCTTGGCCCGGCTGCAGGACAAGGCGGCCGACATCGGCGTTGAGAACGACTTCACCGACGCGAACCCGCTGAAGTTCATGCGCTCGGGCGACCAAACGCTGACGAAGGACGTGGCGGGGCTGCTGTTCATCCGCAATCTAGTGCACGGCATTCGCATTGAGGCGGTCGCCGGACACAACGCGGAGTTGTCGAGCGCCGGCAGCGCGTCCATCGAAGCCATGCCGGGCGAGGTGCACGTCAACGGCTTCCCGATCGGAGGCGTGGCCGACCCGAGGAACGGCGAGGCCCAGGACGTAGTGACGCAGAACTGGGCCACGAACCACGCGGTGCCCTCGGCGATCATAAGCGCGTCGTGCGACATCTTCATTCCGACAGGGTCAGGGTCGATGACGGCGATCACCAATTTGACCTCAGGCAGCTTCGCGACAAATGGGCGACCCGTGTCTTGCTCGATGCAACCGGATGGCGCACACGCCGCCTCAATTGCGATCGCCTCTGGCGCTACGCTGGATATCCGACTGATGATGGACGGCACCGAGATCGCCCGCTGGCAATGGTACAACTCGGCGGCGGCGCCATTCACACTCGCAGATCAGCCCCACTTCATTCACACGCCGAGCAATGCGGCGCACACGTATTCCTTCGAGGCCTCATACAGCGGCACCGCGGGCAGCTCGATCGCGTACTTCGCGGCGGCCTTCGCGCTCGTGTGACGCGACAGGATGTTGGCGGCGAGCCTTGAGGGGTGTCTGTCGCATGCCATGCTGCCGCCGACAGGAGGCTACTTGTCGCAGGCAATCGCCGGCAGCCCGATCTCCGCCAGGCCTGACTTGGCCTCGGCGATCTGCTCGTCGGCCCGACGAACGATTTGTTGCTGCTGGTCAAGCGACCCCAGATCGATCACGCCGCCCAAGCGCGAGTACTTCTTCTGGGTCGCGATCTCCTTCACGGCATCCCGGCGTTCGACGATGAACGCGCACCTGGTTCTGGAGAGATCGGCCTGACGCCATTTGGGGTCGTTTCGAAGTTCCGCCTCGCGTGCCTCGCTGGCACGGCGATCCTCATCCTCGCGCTGTCTGCGTTGCGCCTGCTCCTCCCTCGCTTGCGCCTCTGCAGCGTCCCTATCCTCCAGGGAGCGCCTCATGGCCTGCGCCTGCTCCTTCTTGGCCTGCTTCGCTGCGGCCAACATCACCTCCCGCTCGTGCCACTTGGTGAGGCATCTAGCGATCTGCTCCTGGTAGCGGGGCGCAGTCGACGAGGCATTCGGATAGAAGCGGTGCCTTTCGGCCACATCGATGACCGGGCACTCAATCCGTTCCTGCCTGGTGTACTCCGCCGTCTGGCCCGTCGACAGCCCCAGGAGCGTGGCGCACAGCGTTGCAGTCAGCATCGTCGGTCTCCTCGAAGCGCCTCGAGCCAATGACACTGCCATCCCCATGCCAAGTCCCAACACCGCGTCCGCCGAGGCCCCGCGGTGGGTCAACCGCCGCCAAGTGGTCCGACACACCTCAGGTGACAACGACACCGCACGCTGGCCGAGGAGACCCGATGGGACGTCTGGAAGATGAGATCAGAGCCGCGCTCAACAGGTTCTCAGCCGAGAACGGGTCCAACACGCCCGACTTCGTCCTGGCCGCGTATCTACTGGCATGCCTGGGCGCCTTCGACGATGCCGTGAAGAAACGCGACGGGTGGTATGGCCGCGCTGTCGAGCAGGTCGAGCACCATGCAGAGGAGCACCGCCAATGAGTCGTTTTGCGATGGTCCCCATCAGATGTATCTCGGCCGGCGACATGTCGCTGACCGAGCTCGTTTCCAGCGTCGTCGCTATTGAGCAGATCGACAATGTTGCGGTCCAACTGACCTGGACCGGCAATGCGGTCGGGGTGTACGCGGCCCAAGTGAGCAATGACCGAAGCGGTTGGTCGGCGCTCGATACGAGCGGTGCCCCTTCGATCGCTGGCACTGCCGGGACCATCATGCTCGACCTGAATCTGACATCTGCGCCGTACCTGCGAGTGGTCTACACGAAGACCAGCGGCACCGGCGCGCTGACCGTGATCGTCAGCGGGAAGGGGATTTGAGATGAGCACGGTATTCAGTAACCGGCCGCCTCCGTCAGGGTACGGCCCAGGTCGGTCTGCCCCGGGGGACTCGTACGCAATGGGGGAGCCGCTGCTTCCCGACGACGCCTCCACGCTCATTCATTTGATTTGGCGCAACGGGTCGCTCATCGATTTGGCGGGAAACGAATGGAGGACGGTCGGAGTAGGGCCCACCTATTCGCCTCCTCAAGGTCGCATGCCAGCCGGTGCACGGCTATTCTCTGGCGCCAACCACATCGAGCTGGGCACTGGAGTGGACGTGGCGGACGTGGTGGATTTCCTGGGGGTGGTAGTAGCGACGCCAGTGGCAGCCGACGTGCATCCTTTTGTATCAATGTTTCTATCGAATATGTCGCCCAGCTCAGGGTGGGAGTTGGTTGCCAACGAAAACCGGCAGGTCCGATGGTACGCCCCTGGAGCGGCGTTCTCTGAGCCCTTGGTCGCTGGCGTTCCAAACGTAGTGGCATTCGCGTGTATGGGATCATGGGGGTCTTGGACAGTGCAGAATGCCGTAAAAGTCAATGGGGGGCCAATGGTCTCAGCCGTGGGCGCCCTGGTATTACCCACAGATTCAGTACTGAAGGTGGGATGTCACTACGACGACATAGCGGGTTTCGCGGGAACGATCTACGAGGTGCTTCTGTCGTCCCTGAACATCACGTCGCAGGACCCGCTTCTAGTCGATGCAGAACTGTCCAAGCTCACCAAAATAGCGTTTGCCAGGCTAGGCTTGCTCGCTCCGGACGCGCCGTATGCAGAGCCTTGGACAGACGTAATCGCGTATGGATATCTGGCGACGCCTGACTTGACGCGAGGAAGTGTATTCTGGATTGCTCCCGGCAGCGCGCATGATTTCACCGTAGGCGCGCCTAGCAGAATGCCGGGGGTGCGCCGTTTTTCGGTGACGATCTCAAACACCACAGGAAGCGCCTTGGGGGTCGTGACGTGGGATTCGGTGTATAGGATGGCCGCATGGACCAATCCTGCCAGTGGATACAGCAGGACTATTTCTTTCGAAATGTGGGACGATCTCCACTGGGTGGAGTCTGCCAGGACTACAGCGGATGTGCCGAACTAGGAGACTCGCAAATGTCCGACGAATCGAAGACCGAATCGACCCCCGCAGTCTCCCCGACCGGCACCCCGTGGATCCCGCCGGCCATCTCCTATTGACCTCGGCTGCTCACATCGTCTCGCTCGCCGTGCTGCTCCTCTCGGCCTGCGCGCACCAGGCGCCCAACACGTGTCCGCCGCCGACGTGCCCAGTCCCAGAGCCCGCGGCGCCGGCCGAATGCTGGGCTCCGACGGCAGCGCGCCATCCGCCGCCAGTCCCACGGCTCCGCCCTGCGCCGGTCCAGCCGGAGGTGGTGACGCGACGGCCGAAGGGATGCCCGGAGCAGTTCTGGGAGTGCTTGTCGGCACCCGACTACGTGGCCCAGCAGGAGTGGATAGACGCGATGAAGGCGTGGGCGCGAGAGGCGGAGGCTCGCCGTGGCCGATGAGATCAAGCCGCCGGAGCCCGAGCCGGCGCATTCCCCGAAGCTCGGTCTCGCGGGTCGGCTCGCCGAGCGGTTCCTGGGGCCGATGCTCGAGAAGCCGGGCAAGCGCGCCCGGGACTACTCACGCGCGGACGCCGGTCTCCGGGCGGTCATCGCTCTTTGCGTGGCTCTCGGCGGCTTCGGGACGCTGATCGTCTGGCAGGCCAAGAACGCCGCCGAGCAGTCCAAGGAGCAGCGGGCGGCCTACGAGAGGCTGACTGAACGGATGATTACCTCGTCCGAGAAGACGAGCGACAAGACGAGCGAGATGATGAAGGCATCCTTGGACGCCATGAAAGACGCGATCAAGGAAAACACCAAGGCGATGAAGGACTACGCCGAAGCCGTACAGCAGCAGAAAGGGAAGCGATGAGCAGGAGGCACGCGACCAGGAGACGCGGGGCCCCTGGCGCAGCGCTGGCACCGTCGGTCCGCCAGACGCTGAAGGCCTACCTCACGGCGGTCGAGGTACAGGCCGAGCTCCTCATGCGTAGCGAGCCCCCCATGGTCTCGGCTGGCGACTATGAGGGGGACATGATTGACGCGGGCGCTCGGCTCGCGACCGCATTCGTGCGCCGCAACCAATTCTGCGTATTGCACCGGCACCGGCCTCGCCCAGTGCCCGAGAAGGAACCGCCATGCTGAGCGCGCCATGCTGAGCCTCGGACAGCTGTGCGAGATCATGCCCACCCTGTCGCTCGAGAAGGCGGGGCTCTACCTGCCACTCCTCGCGGAGGCCATGATCGAGGCGAGCATCGCGACCCCGCGGCGAGCAGCGGCCTTCCTCGCGCAGCTGGCGCACGAGTCGCGCGAGCTGCGCGCCTGGGTCGAGGGCGCGAGCGGCGCGGCCTACGAGGGGCGCAGGGACCTGGGCAACGTCTTCCCAGGCGACGGCCCCAAGTTCAAGGGCCGCGGGCCGATCCAGCTCACGGGCCGCGCAAACTACCGCGCCGCCGGCGACGCCCTGGGCGTGAACCTGGAGACGCAGCCGGAGCTCGCCGCCGAGCGGGAGGTCGGGTTCCGCGTGGCCGGCTGGTATTGGCGCACGCGCGGGCTCAACGCCCTGGCCGATGCGAACGACTTCGACCGCATCACCCGCCGCATCAACGGCGGGTTGAACGGCAAGGCGCAGCGCGACGCCTACTACGCGAGGGCGCTGGACGTGCTGCACGTACCCCCATTGCATTGATTGAGGAGACCTCCGAATGGCAGATGACCAGACCCCCGTGACCCTTCCCGTTTCGCCTACCGGCACCCCCTGGCTCCCGCCGGCATGGATGCCGAGGTTGGCGCTCGGCTACATGGCAATCGCTGCCGTGCTCGGCGCGCTCGTCCTGCAATACCCCAACGTGCACGGCTTTGTCGTGGCATTCGCCGTCGTCAGTGCGCTGGGCACCGTGCTGGGGCTCGCGAGCCCGGGGATGCGCACCGTCGCGAAGGTGCTCGTCGTGGGCGTGCTGACGCTGCCGCTCCTCGGGGGGCTCACGGCGTGTGCTCTATTCTCGAAGGCCGTCGTGGTGGTCCCCATGGAGGTCAAGGCCTGTGGCCTCCAGGCCGTGGACGCATTCCTGGAGGTCACGTCGGCCGTCGAATCCGGGAACTACCTCGGGCTGCTCGACGCGGTCCTGCTCAAGTTCGGCCCTGTCGCAAAATGCGCGGTGGACACGTACATCGCGTGGAGTTCGCCGAAGGCCAGCACCGCGCAGGGACTACTGTCCGAGGCCCCGCCCAGCCCCGTCGCCGACCCCGTCACTCCGCTGGACCGCGCGCGAGCCTGGCGCGCTTTGCACCAGTTCTAGGTCGGGCTCGGTGAACGCCGAGAGATGCCCGCGGTGCGGCGAGCCCGAAGGGTGGACCCTGGGCGAGCTGGGCCGCCTCGTCGGTGCCGATTGCCCGCGCGTGCTCGTGTACTTCTGCGCCTCGGGGCATTGGTGGTCGGAGAGCCATTGGTGGCCCTTCGACACCGAATGGTTCTTCGACATCGACTACGAGTTCGGCGAGTTCCTGGCAATCGGAGAACTGCTGGGGAGCAGGTAAACCGGGGCGAAAGCCCCAGAGGAGCAGCACCATGGCCGGTGGTTTCAGCGACTACGTTGAGAACATGCTCATCGATGCAATCTTCCGCGGGCAGACCTTCACTGCGCCGGTCGCGCTGTACGCCGCGCTCTTCACGGCGGCGGGCACTGACGCGGGCGGCGGCACCGAGGTCAGCGGCGGCAGCTATGCGCGCGTCCTCATTCCGAAGACGCTCGCCGGGTGGGCCGGCACGCAGAGCGCCGGATCGACCACGGCGAGCACGGGGACCGGCGGCGCGACGAGCAACAACGGTACGATCACGTTCCCGACGCCCAGCGCGGCCTGGGGCGCCATCACGCACTTCGCGATCCTCGATGCGGCGAGCGGCGGCAATCTGATCGTGCCCACGACCGCGCTCACGCAGCCGAAGACCGTGAACAACGGCGACCCCGCGCCTTCGTTCGGCATCGGCACCCTGACGTTCTCGCTCGACTGACCGCAATGGCGACAAACTACGAGATTGGCTTTCAGAGCGCGGCAGCGGCCGCGGGCGCGGCTTACTTCGCGTTTCGCGCGCCGACGCGCATGTCCAAGATCATCGAGATGGGGCTGTCGTGCAATGCGGCGACGGCCTCGCCGATCAGCTTGCTTCGAAACACGGCCGCGGGTTACGCGGCCTCGGCCTCGAGCTCTGTCGGCCAGGCGCAGAATCAGGCGGCGGCCGCGGGCACCTCCCTCGTCGACACCGCGTGGACGACGCTGCCCACCGTGACCGCGGCGAGCCGAATGCGCCGCTTCATGCTGCCCGCGACGATCGGCGCTTCGCTGATCTGGGTGTGGCCCGAGGGGCTCTTCGTGCGCTCCGCCACCCCGACGGATTGGCTCGTCGTCTGGAACGAAGGTGCATCCGCCGGGTCAGTCCTCAACGGCTACGTCGTCTGGGGCGAATAGGCCGAGATGGTCTGGCTGCACTCCACGGTAGCGCTCAACGCGGTCGCCAATGCGACGCCGTTCGGGCAGCAACGGGCCCTAATGGTGCCGTCGTCGGCGCCGTGGACCAGCGCAGCCGACCGCAATCAGTCGGCGTCGGCGGACACCTCGCTCGCCGGGGGCGCCGCGACCGCCTGCTCGGTCGCGGGCGCGCTCTCTACCTCGGTCGCACTGGTGGGCCCCGCGGTGGCGCTCGCCCAGGCTGGCGCGGCGCTCACGACCCAGATCGCGCTCGCCGGCGCCGCGGCCGGCACGAGCACCCCAGCGGCGGCGCTGTCGACAGCCGTCCAACTCGTCGGGGCGAGCACCGCGTCGTCCGCCACGTCAGGCGCGCTCGGGACGGCGATCCAGCTCGCAGGCGCGCCTGCCACCACAGCCACGGCGAGCGGCGCGCTCTCGACCGGGATCCCGCTCGCCGGCGCGGCGACGGCGCCGAGCACCGCAGCCGCGGGCCTCTCGACGGCGATCCAACTCGCCGGAACCGCGGCGGCGCAAGGGTCACCCGCTGGCGCGCTGTCGGTACCCGCTGCCTTGGCCGGCGCGATCGTCGCCTCGGCGGGTGCAGGCGCGGCCCTCACCACTGCGATCCAACTCGCGGGCGCGGCGACCTCACAAGCTTCGGCGACGGCCGCGCTCACCACATCGATTCCCGTCGCCGGCGGCGTCGCGGCGCAGGCCTCGTCCCACGGCGCACTGAGCACGGCGATCCCGCTTGCGGACGTAGTCGCCGCGTCGAGCTCGCCGGGTGGCACCCTGAGCACGGCCGTCGCGCTCGCGGGCGCGGTGGTCGCACCTGCTTCGGCGGCCGCCAGTCTCGTCACCGCGATCCGGTTCGCGGGCGGGGCCGCTTCGTCGGGCGTCGCGTCGGCGGCGCTCTCGGTCCCGGCCGCCCTGGTTGGCTCGGCCGCGACCTCGGCTGTGGCAGGTGGCGCGCTCTCCACGGCGGTTCAGCTGGCGGTCGGGGTCGTTGCGCCAAGCTCCGCGGCCTGTGCGCTGAGCACGGCGATCCCCATCGCCGCCGCGGTCGTGGCGACGAGCTCCGCCGCGGCTGCGCTATCCACGGCGATCCGGTTCGGCGGTGCGGATGCCGCGCAAGCGAGCGCGTCGGCCGCGCTGAGCACGGGGATTCCGGTCGCGGGCGCTGCGACCGTACAAGCCACGTCAGGCGCGGCGCTGAGCACAGCCGTCTCGCTCGTGGGCGTTGTCACGGCACCGAGCTCCGCGTTGGCCGCGCTCACCACGTCGGTCCAACTCGCCGCGTCGGTTGCCGTCCCGAGCTTGGCCGTGGCGGTGCTCACCACGGCGATCCCCGTCGTCGGCACCGCGGTCGCGCAAACCTCGACCGGCGCCGCCCTCACCACCGCGATCCCGCTCGCCGGCGCGGTGTTGGAGTCGAGCTCCGCCGCGGCATCGCTCACCACGGCTCTCCCGCTCGCGGACGCAGTCTTCGCCGCAGCATCGCCGGGTGCCTCGCTCAGCACGGCGATCCCGCTCACTGGCACCACGACCGCGTCCAGCGCCGCGACGGCCTCGCTCGTCACCGAGATCCACCTGGCCGGCGGGGTCGTCGCGCAGAGCTCCGCTTCGGCCTCCCTCACCACGGCGATCTCGCTCGAGTCGAGCCGGCCGAGCGCTATCGCCGGGACTCTCTCGACGGCGATCTCGCTCGCGGGTGCCGCGACCGCTGTGTGCGTTGCCGCGGCAGACCTGACCGGGCAAACAAGCGCAATGACGTCCCTGGGCGCGATGTCCAGCTCTCAGGCGGCTCTCGCGCTGACGACCCGGATTGCCATGAGCGGCGGCGTGAGCGCGGCCGCTCACACTGCCGGCGCCCCCTCGAACCCTCCTAGCGCGCCGGCGCCGTCGGCCGCAGTGCTCGTCGTGGCCGTCGCACCCTCGCTGCGGGAGGTGAATGCCATGCGCCACCTGCGCGGCCAACCGACGTATTCGCTGCGCTCCGGCTCGAGGATCTCGCTTCGATCGGAATCGAAGCGCGTGAGTCCCATCAGGCAACGCTAGCGGTCGGCCTCGACATCCATCTCGCCTCTCCAAGAGAGCCCGCCCCCTCGCGTGAGGGAGCGGGCTCTTCGCCGTTTCTACCGGCGCGACCGGAGCAGCGGCCCTGGGTCCGGGGCGGCGAGGAGCTCCGCTTCGCGCTCCGCCCGGCGGCGCATCGCCCACGCCTCGAGCACGAGCCTCGCGGTGCCGCTGCGCTCCGGCTGCACGTCGTCGAGCTCGGCCACGCAGGCTCGGGTGACCTTCACCGAGAGCTGCACCAGGCGAGCATCCCCCAGTCGCTGGGCTCGCAGCGGGACAAGCTTCGGGGCGCGCTTGCCTTTGCGCCTGCGAAGTAGCTGCCGGTAGTGCGCCAGGCAGTACCCGCGCACCCGCGCCGGGCGACTGCACTGGGGGCCGCTGCAGGCCTCGCTGGTCATCGCCCCGCCTCCCGCTTGCGCCGCCGCTCGACTGCCCAGTCCTCGAGCACGAGCGCGGCGGTGGCCGTGCGGCTCTTCGACGTCTCGTCCAGGTCCAACTCGGCCAGGCACGTGTCGGAGACCCGCACGCCGAGCAGCTTCTTGGGCCCCTCGCCGATCAGGCCATTGGGCCCGAGCAGAGGGCGCAGCGGCCGCAGCGGATCGCGATCCCGTTGCGTGACGTGCCCCGTGCAGAGGCCCGCGTAGCGCACCTGGCGGCCACAGCCGGGGAAGGAGCATCGCTTTCTGGGGTCGGCGTTGTTCATCGCTGTTGTCCTTCGAAGGCGGGGCCGTACCAGGGACACTCAGACATACCAACGCCCTTCCGCGTAGACCGGGCACGAGCCCCAGCCAACTCGCCCGCCGAGTGCCACCCAGACGTGGTGGCGGGCGCGCTTCCCGATGCGTCCCGTCATCATCGGCCCTGGCGCCCCGTACTCCACCAGCTCGCGACAACTAAAGGCGTTGGGGCGAGCATGCTCCTCGGCGGCGCGCTTGAGGGCGAGCGCGACCTGGTCGACCGACCTCTGCAGCGCAGGGCTCACTCCCCCGACGATAATGCCTAGCTCCTTGTCGATCGACCTCTGCATCTTTGGGCTCACTCCGTCACCTGCTCGACCGTGGGCGCACGATCGTCAGGCCTTCGAGCTCCACTCCACAGGAAACACACCGGGGCGCCGAGAGGGCTCCCCATTCGTCGCCATCGCGAATCGGGGTGCCTCTGCGGTCACCCTCGTCGTCGGCGCACTGCGCGCAGAGCGCTGCCGGTGTCATCGCGCTGCTGGACACGTCGTATCCGATGATTGTTTTTTCTGTGGCCATCACATCCTCCTTGGGCCTACTTGGCCGCGATCAGCCGCTCTATTGCGGACACCAGGTCTCTGGCGTCGAGCTTTACCGATCCGCTTACCGCGCGCAGCGACTCCGCCAGCCGGGCGACAGCGGTGCTCCTCGTGCGGTGACCGCCGGGCGTCGGCTCCTACTCCTCGTCGGTCGTGAATTCGCTTGCGGCGTCTCGGCAGTGCTCGGTGTGCCCGTCGCCGATCCAGCAGGTGCCAGGCGGCGGAGCTCGCGAGCTCCGCCGCTACTCGAAGCGCTCGACCTACAGGCCGCCCTCCTCTGACTCGCAGATCGCCAGGCGAGCGCACGAGATCGCGGCGATGCGCTTGGCCTGGACCTGGGCGCGCAGCCAAGCGGCGCCGACTTCGATCCGCCGCGTGCTGGAGCGGTACACCATGTTGCTCCATCCGTACTTGCCGTAGGCGCTCGGGTGGCGGATCTCCGTGCCGCCCTTTGTCTCGTAGTACCAGGAGTGCCCCACCTCTTTCGGCGAGCGGCAGCCGGGGATGACGTGCACGGCGAGATTGCTGCGAGAGGCGTTGGCGAGGCGGCGGATTTCGCGGTCGGTCATGGCGTGTCACCTTAGTTTGGTTGGCGTTGCCTGCTGACTAGAGACAGTAGCAGGTGGCGTGCCATGACTATAGCAACCGATAATCAGGCGCTTACGCGGCGCCCCTTCGAGGCGGTTTCGGTCATCGGCGACCTGGTGATTTGCCGCCAGACGGCGATTCACGTGCGAGCGCGTACGCTTGCGCACCAAAGTCAACTCTGACCACAAAGGCAACTCCGACTCACCGGCCGATCGGCCAAGCGCCTGTATTAACGCTGCGGCTAGAATGGCACGCCGGCTGCTACTCCCAGAATACATGAAGTCGACGACGCAAACCGAGAATCACACCACGAATCAAGGAGTCGAGGACATCATGACCGAGACCGAATTCTTCTCAAGCCTCGCAGAGCTGTGCATGGCCGAAGAGCGGCGCGCACCGGTGGTGAGCGAAGGCACCGCGTTGGCGGCGGCCATGCTCGCGCTTGCTGAGAGGTCTTTGACTCGCCAGATGGCTCGCTACTTCCCCACCAAGATGCCGTAACCCCATATGAACACGCCAATCGTAAGCGTGCAGAGGAACAACCACATGTCCGACCACGAGCTGATTTCGACGCTACTTGGAAGCATGCTGTCCGCCGAGCCAACAACCGACCCGACCAAAGCCCAGCTCGCGCTCGAAGACGCGCTCTGGGTGTCCTACGAGAACGAGCTTGATGCCGCTCGGCCGAGGCCCGCCCTGACGGTGGTGCCGAAGGAACCGCTGTTCGAGCTGGGCCGTCTCCTGATCACGCCCGGAGCGCTCGCGCTCCTCGAGCGCCTGGGCCTCTCCTCGGCGAGGCTCATCGACCGCCACGTGAGTGGCGACGAGGGTGAGAAGCCCTTCGAGGACCACGTTGAGGACGACGAAGACCACGTGGTCGCCGGCCTCAGGGTCTTCAGCTGCTACAAGCTCAATGGCGCGAATTGGGTCTGGGTCATCACCGAGGCCGATCGCTCGGCCACGACGATCCTACTGCCCGAGGAATACTGACCGGCTTGACAGTCGCCCTCGCGCGCCCTTATGTGTAGCCCGCGAGATACAAGGAGTGACCCATGTGTCTACCGCCACCGCAGACCGGCTGGGACGTCCCGGACGCCGCGCAGGTCGCGACGCAGGAGGGACCCCCGCAGGCGCCCGAGCCGATCGAGCCCTGGCCCTCCTTCCCGGTTGACAGCGCGGCCGACTGCGAGCGGCCCGGAGCGCTCCCGTGAGCCGCCACGAGCTGGGCGAGGAGTTCCTCACAGAGTGGCACGACTCGATCTTCGAGGCGAGCAAGCGCGTCCTCCGCGAAGATGGATTCCTGGCGACATTGGTTTGGATGCTGACTTACTTCGATCTTGTCCCGCCCGACTTTCGCGGCAAGCTTCGTCCGCTCCAGCAACCCGGGCGGGCGCCGACGGACGGCGGTCTCGTCATAATGTGCCTGCCAATCAACTACCACCCGGATGCGCTCGCTGGCATCATTCGTGACAACATGCTCGACGATGAAGGCCGCGCCGGGTTCGAGGTTGCTGCGGCCGCCGCGCGCCAGCATCCTGGCTACTCGCTGGAGCGAATGAACGAGACGTTCGTTCAGGCCGTTTGCGAGAGTCAGAATTTGACGCCCATGGACCTCGTTGCGATCCAGATACGGGCGATGCTGCGCCGGAGCGGCGCGGTCGCCTACGTGAAGCAGGCCGACGCCTGGCATCTCAACCTGGCGGACGGGGAGCAGCGCAAGGACCACGCGAGGAAGCTCGAGGACGACCCTCTCGCCACCGAGGCGATCATCTCCGAGATGGAGCACTCGGATGGGGCGCGTGTGATCGTCCTGCCCTACGAGCGGCGCCGGCGGGGCGAGGGGGAAGTAAAGTCCTTCGGGGCCCCCACCATCCAGGCTTTCCCGCGCGGGAGCGACAAGTTCAAGGGCCGCTTCGCTTGGCTGTTGCCGGAGCGGTCTAGGGAGGACGTCAATTGACCCTGTACGAGCAGGCTTTGCGAGACGCTGGCGTGAAGGCGGGAGACGGCTTCCTGTCCGGCTACCCGCTCTTCGATCTCGAGCGGGTCATCGATCTCAGGTCCAGGTTCGTGCGCGGCTTCGGCTTCGCGATCCCCGATGAGGACGCGCTGCTCGCTGTCGCGAGGTATGGGCCGATCATCGAGGTAGGCGCGGGCGCAGGCTACTGGGCGTACGAGCTGGAAGCGCTCGGCGTGGACATCATCGCCACCGACCTCCACCCGGTGCCCTCGAGCCGGACGCCGATCGGCACCGTGCGGTTCGAGCGCCAGTGGCACCCGGTCGTCGAGATGGACGCTGCGACCGCGGCGAAGGTGTACCCCGAGCGGACGCTGATGCTGATCTGGCCGTCGTACGCCATGCCATGGGCGGCCGAAGCGCTCGAAGTCTACGAGGGCAAGCGAGTGATCTACGTCGGCGAGGTCGGCGGGTGCTGCGCCGACGTTCGGTTCGACGAGCTGCTCGAGGCGCGGTTCGAGACGCTGGCCGCCCGCCGGATCCCGACGTGGTCCGGGATCCACGACGGCCTCTCGGTCTGGAGGCGCAAGTGAACATCATCGAAGAACGGTTGCGGACGATCGAGCGGGATTGGCGCCTACTGCATGAGCAGAACGAGCAGCTGATCGAGTTGGCCCGGCAGGCCGAGACCACCGTCCATGCCATGGGCGACGCCCTCCGAGCGGTGCTGCTCTTTCACGATGGCCGGTATTGGACCGATGAGGTAGCCAAGGAATGGAAGCGCCTCACCGGCAGCGATCACGCCTCCTCGGTCGTGCTCTGCCAGCGTGCGCGGGAAGCGCTCGGCGTCGAGCCCAGGGCCAGCGGCGCGCAACAGGTGGCGGCGGCCGATCCGGCGAAGTAGACTTCTCCGAACGAGTTGCTGCGCGATGCCCGCGGAGAGGCTTGGTATCTCCGACAGCCCACCCGGCGCGAGCTTGGGTGGGTTCCTCTTTGCGGGCCCGGGGCTATTCCGTCGCCTTGTCGTCGGCGTCGGCGGCCATTGCGGCGTCGATCTTCCCCTTGAGCCGCTGCAAGCTCTCGTCGATGGTGACGCTGGCCTCGCGGATGAGTCCCCCGCCGAGCACCTCGCCGAGCGTGACAGGCGGGGCGTCGGGCATCGCAGCCGCCGCCGCGAGGATGTCGAAGGACACCGCCGACCTGGGCGCGAGCCTCGCGCGGCACCAGGCGAGCTGCTCCTTGAGGGCTGCGCGCTCCACCAGGTACGCCTCGGCCGCCGCGCGCGCCTCGTCCCTGATCTGCTCGGCGTTGCTGCGCACGGCGTCGAGCGCGCGCTTCAGGCGGGCGATGTCCTCGAGCATGTCGGTGCGCTCGAGCTCCCACTGAAGTCCGTACTGCGCCCCGTCGATGAGCTCCTCGACCAGGTCGCGCGGGGAAACGCGCCCATTATGCGTCGTGAGGCTGCGACCGTAAGTCGCGATGCCGCGCTGCTCCCGTGCGTCGAGGAGCTCGCGCAACGCGGTGGTCACCGGTCGGGAACGGGGGTCGACGGTCGGAAGCGGCTGGTCGCTACTCATGGTGGTTCTCCTCTCTGCGTGAATGGAAGGAGTTGCTGGGCGGCGGCGGAACGGAGGCGCTTGAGGCTGTCGTCGAGGTACGACGGATTCAGCTCGATGCCGAGGCGCGAATCGTCGCCCTCGTCGGGACCTGCCGTCGACCTACGCGAGCAGCTTCAGCCAGGTCTCGCGCCCGACCCTCCCGTCAACCTCGAGATTCTGGGCACCCTGAAACGCGCGCACCGCGGCATCGGTCTCGCCCTGCCAATTTCGGGAGCACAGAGGAGTCCTAGGCGCTCCTCTCTGCGGGAAGGGAAGAGTGGTTGAGGGGCCGTGCGCGCGATGTGAGACCACGTTATCCCTGTGCCGGCGCGCTGACTCGCCTGGTCCACGCTTGTCGACCTTCAGCCAAAAACGAATATCAAGTAGCGTTCGCGGACGAGCCATTGGCGCTCCTGGAGATAGAAAGAAGCAAATCGCGGAATGCGACGGGCGTCGCCGCTGCGCGAGCCTTACCAATTCTAGGCCGAGTGTCGAATCTAGAAGTGTGGTTCCCGCACCACGAGACAATAGCTAGCGAAGAACCATCTGGCGATGAGCCCCACGGCATTGATGGCGGAAACACGTGGAATGCGTATAGCCACGTAGCTTTCTTGGCAACATGTCCAAACCTGGACTGCTCGACATGAGCCGCCCAACCGCCACAGATTCCGCGCACCCATCCGCCATGACGGGGTGGGGCCGGTAGCAGGAATTTGGCCCATGCAGCGGAATAGGCCGGATGCTCAAGCACGCCGCCCCACCGCCGCACGGAGGCGAGGGCCGAAGCAAAGCATCCTCCGTCTTCGCCTCGACGGTGACCCCATCGAGCCTCAACGAGCCCCGCCAATCCGCACCACCTGGCGCATGGCGGGTGTGCGACCACCGGCCACGGGCCGGCGTAGAGCCGAGCGTCCCGCGCCTCGTCCCAGGGATCGACGTCGGGGAGCCCGTAGTACACGCCGCCCTTGGCGACGTAGAGCGCGGCGATCACGGGCGCCCGCTCGCCGGCGAGGCCTCGAGCAGGCGCAGGAGGTCGAGGTCGCAGACACCAAGCCTCTGCGCGGGCATTGAGGGGGCGATCAAGGCTTGCCCCCCGGCGGCAAGGGCCGCTCGGCAAGGGCCATGCGGTCGAGCAGGCGGTCGATCTCGAGCAGGCGCACTCGGAGGCCGATGCGGTCGCGAGCCCCGCTCCAGGCATCCTGGGCGGCGAGGAGGGCTTCGCCGACGGGGTCCCGGGCGGCCGCTACGGCCGCTACAAAACGTGTAGCGGCTTCGTCCCACGGGTCGGCGACGGGGTCGACGACGGGCTCGACGGCGGGCTTGGTGCGGCCGCCTGATTGGCACATTGTCACAACGGGAGTCGGCGCGAGCCCGCTTGACGCCGATTGCCGCGCCGCGACACTCTGTGATTCTGCGGCGTTAGCCGGCGTGAGTCTGCCTGGCCCCACACCCGCACTTTGGTTCCGGCTCAAACCGTGTACCTCCCCAGGTAGCTGTAAACAGGGCTGTTTTTCCGGGCTGTGACAACGCTGTGCCAATGCCTCAGATTCCCCCGCGTGTGATATGTCGGAGATACCAGGCCTCTCCGCGGGCATTGAGACCCCATCCTCCATCGTGACTCCGTCCCCCCCGACCGCCTGCCGAAAAGGTAGCACGAGCCCCTCCCCCCGGAGCTCGATTCGCAACTTCGCCAACTCGCGGCACACGGTCGCCCATGGGAATCGAAGGTAACCGCCGACGGTGTCCTTTTGCCCCCCATGCGTGATCATCCTGGCGATCTCGTCGATCGCCCCGTCCGCCCGCACCAGCGTCATGAAGCTCGGCCTCCAGTCGCGCGCCGTCCTGCGGCGCAGCCCCAGCGCATCGAGGTCGACCTCGAGCGAGTTCGTCATGTCGTTGGGGTTGCGGAAGTCCCCGCGCCGCCGTGACGGCACGAGCAGGTCCCTGGGCCGCGGGTCAGTGCCCATGAGCCGCGCCCACCCGCCGAGCTTCCACTTCGCCAAGATCGACGCGAGCGACGCGTGCACGGGCACGAGCTTCGTCGAGCTCGTCTTGGTGGTCGGCCTCTCCTTGTGCGTCTTCGCGCAGAAGCTCGTCGCGACCACCAGCTTCCCAAGCGGCTGCTCGTTCGCCAGGTAGCGCTCCCATCGCAGGGCAGCGACCTCGCCCGGCCGCATGCCGGTCATGAACCCCAGGGCGTAGACCACCTGGCGATCCTCCGGGATCCGCGGGTCGCCGATCAACTGCTCGATCTCCTCGCGCTCGAAGAACGCGAGCTGCCGCCACAGAGGATCGACGTCGATCTTCGGCGGGAGATCCCCGCGCTTGAGCTTGTACGGGCTGATCGGGATGATCTCGTCGCTCGCGGCATCGTCGAGGATGGCCCCGAGCAGACCGGCGATCGATCGAATCGTCCTGCCTCCGAACGTCCGGCCGGTCTCCTCGCTGATCTTCTCGCGCATGTGCCAGATGAACGCGCGCGCGTTCCGAGGCCGGATCTCTCCCAGCGCCATCTGGCCGAGGAACGGGCTGATGTGGCACTCGAACATGCTCTGCTCGCTCGCAGCGACACCGGGCTTGCGTGCCCGGCGGACCTCGAGCCAGCCACCAGGTGCGCCCAGCACGTAGTCGGTCAGCGAAGTCTTCTCGGTGTGCACGCGCGGCCCGCCGGCCAGCGCCTTCTTCTCGGCGGCGATCTTCGCCTGCCCGCGCGCGAGCACCTTCGCGGCCATCGCTTCCTGGCCGACCTCGAAGTCGCTCGGCTCGCGGTGCCGCTTCCCGTTCGCGTCGGTCCACGAAAACCAAAGCCGCGTGCCTCTCGCGTACAGCCCCATGCTGCCTCCTCGTCGAAGATACCAAGCCTCTTCGCAGGCATTGAGAGCGGCCTCTGTGTAGCTCGTGGGACACTACCCCGCCGCGCCGGCCTCTGTCAGCGCTTGCCGCCGAACATCCGATCGAAGCACTGATCTGGCGACGGTTTGGGGGCCGCGATGTTCTCCGAGAGGAACGCCTCGAGAGCCGAGCGCTCGATCCGCAACTCCCTGCCGGCACGCCGAGCGGTGAGGCGGCCGGCGCCGATCCACCTCCGGAGCGAGTCGCACGAGACCCTGGCGAGCTCCGCGGCCTCGCGGATCGTGAGGTAGGCCGCTGGCGCCGTCGAGGCCTTGAGTTCGCCCAGGGCGGCGCGCAGCTCCTCGCGGATGCTGGTACGAACCGCTTCTCTGATGACGCACTCGATGTCCATCTATCACTCCCTGCGGTCGTCGGCGAAGATATCAAAGAGAATGCCGCCCGGTGCGGGAGGGCGGCGCGAGTCGAAGATACAAAGCCTCTTCGCAGGCATTGAGAGTAATAGGAGAATCCGCGCGTCGCAGAAACAAAGCCTCTGCGCAGGCATTGAGAGCTCGAGATTGCGGCGGCGCGACGAGCACGAGCCCACGGTCGGAGACACCAAGCCTCTCCGCAGGCATTGAAAGCCGGCCACCCGCGCCGAGCTCGACCGGGCGCTCGAGGTCGGAGATACAAGGCCTCTCCGCAGGCATTGAAAGGGGACGGGCGAGCCTCTTCGCGGGCATCGTCCCGAGCTGGCAGTCGCGGATACCAAGCCTCCGCGCAGGCATTGAGAGCGCGCCCCCTCGCGCGAAATGCTCGAGAGCATCAAGTCGCGGATACCAAGCCTCCGCGCAGGCATTGAGAGGGAGATAGGCTGGTATGCGAGTCATGATCTGCCTCGTCGCGGATACCAAGCCTCCGCGCAGGCATTGAGAGTGCGTGGTGACGGCTGCATGCACGGAGACCAGCTCGTCGCGGATACCAAGCCTCCGCGCAGGCATTGAGAGAAGCCCTTCGGGTCGAAGCGCACCGCCTCGGAGAGGTCGCGGATACCAAGCCTCCGCGCAGGCATTGAGAGGGGTCACTTTGCGATGTCAATGTTGTCGACCACTTGCAAGTCGCCTTGCGAGCGGTCCTCCGCTTCTCGTGCTGTCTTGGCTGCCTTTCTGCGCGCCCATGCGGAAAGCTTTGCGACCTCGGCATCTTGCGGCTGCGAGCGGGGTCCCTTCGGCGGCGAGCACCTCGGCGCTCGCCGAATGTTTTCGGCTGCCTTGAGGTCTTGGTCGAGCGTCACACCGCACTCGGGGCAGGTATGTATGATCGGCATCGGGTCCAACCTGGAGACGAGGCCGCACATCGGGCACTTCTGCGTGGTGTACGCCGGGTCCACTTTGACCACCAGCCCGCCGGCCCGTTCGACGCATGACAATATGTCGGCGCGCAGGTAGCTCGGCGCGGCAAGCATCCGGTTATGCCTCGCCTTCCTGGCGAGGCGCTCTTCGGGGTCGTCCGCGAGTCTGGCCAACTTGGATAGGTCGAGGTCCTCGCAATGCATTTCGCGGTACGCCGCGAACTGCCGTGCCTGCAAGCGAAAGAACTCCTTTCTCCGTAGCAGGCAATGCTCCCGCTGGTGCTCCGCCCATTCTCTGAGATGGCTCTCTCCGTGGGCCAGGCCGGTGTCGTCCAGGCGTCGATACCAGTCGCGTAGTGCGCCCGCTCCGGCGACGCCTGGCGCTTCCCGGCGAATGCGGTACATGAGCCTCACGAACCGATCTGGTGACCGCCATTGATGGAGCGAGCGAGTCGCCTCGGAGAGTCCCGCGGGCCAGCTCTCACGGGCGAGTACCAGGGCGTCTCGGAGCGCGTCCAGGTTGGTCGACCTGGTCGACTGCAATTCGTCGACAGAGCGCATGTCTCGAACGAGTTGCGCCGGGATGCGGACCTCTCCCTCTGCGCCGGTGTCGTCACGCCACGCTGCGACTCGGAGCTCGCCGGTGTCCATCTGTCGCCAGCCGAGATCGATGCCGACGGACCCCTTTGTCGGGCTCGGAAGCCTCGATGACTCGGAGTCGATCGTTAATAGCACGTGCCACTCGGCGTGATGGCCGATGCGACGCCGCACGAATCTAGCATCTCGCGCCCCCTCTCCAGGAGGCAGAGGGCGATGGTAGACCATCGGCGCCGAGAGCCATACCGGTTCTCCGTCGGCGGCGGCCACGCGACGATGTACGACGCGGTCGCGCCCCGTCCCAGTAATGCGCACGGCGCTAGACTCGCCGCCGAGGATCTCGTCTGTCGTGCAATATCGCCGGTCGTGGCGAATCTGCCCGCCGATGACGCCCCCTTCTCCGGAGATCGGCATGCGAAGGCCTCGGCCGCAGAACGGGCACCCCACGATTGCCACCCGTGGCTCGAATTGCATCCAAATGCGCGTACCCTCGGCATGCTCTTCGCCGCAGCGGCACACCCCGCCCTTCTTGGCGAGCAGGCACTTGCGCGAGGTCGTACGCGCGGCCTGGTCGCGCGCGGCAGATATCGCGCTACAGGTGCTACCGTGGAGCCCGGAATGGGCCCTGGCGTCCCTAGCCTCGGCGAGGAATCTCGACTTGGCCAGCAAGGCGAAGTCCCGGCGCTGCTCGACCGCGACAAGCTTGCGATCGGCAGCCGCCTCTTTGTAACGCTGATGGATCTCGGTCATCACCCGCGCGAAGCGTTCTCCCCTCATCAGGATCTGGCGCAGCATCGGATCGGATTCGTCTGGGTAGATGCGATATTTGTAGACGATCATTGCAATGCCTCCTCTTCGGATCCTCGACGTCCCGAGCGCGCAGTCGCGGATACCAGGCCTCCGCGCGGGCATTGATATGGCCGCCTTTATGCCGACGCCTTCCCATTCTTGAACGTCTCGACAACCTTTCGCCCGAGCGCGCACACCTGGCATCCGCCCGGGTTGCCAAAGCCGTCCGCGCCGCACTGGGGACACGCGGTCAGGGAGTGCACGGCGAGGAGCAAGACCTCGCTCGACGAGACCGGCCCGACTCGCGCGCCGGGCGGCATCCGGAGCATGGCGCGCAGTAGATGTATCGCGACAGCTTCGACGACCGGAACGGTTTTTCGAACGACCGTCCCGTCCAGCATGTGAATGACCAGCGTTGCCATTTGGACCTCCTTTGGATGGCGCCCGCCGGCGGTGACTCGGCCGCCGGCGGGCCCAGCGTGCGGTTGTTCTGTCGCCACGGAGACCGCACGTGCTCCGCGCCGAGCTCAGGGGCCCGGTTGGCATTTCATCGTTCTTCGAGCGCGAGGAGATGTGCCGAAGACCACCCCGCCTGCTCGTCCCTTCGGGCTTCGAGGAGCACGCCGAGGGTATTGAGGAAGATCGCCTCGCAAGCCTCCGGGCTCATGCGAGTGATGATGGGGGACGCCGGCGCCTGCTGGAGATTCAGCGCATCCGGAGGCAACCCCATGACGTCGCGAAACTCCATCGCCAACGCCACTTCGTCGGCGATTGCGACAGCCTCGGGTTGCGGTCCGACGAGCCCGAAGCGCGCCCAGATCGCTCTCATGTTCAGTGCTTCGATCCGCTTGTATTCGAGGCCCATCGCCGAGTGGTTCTTCAGCGGCCTCGGGAGGTCGACCATGTATGCCTCGGAGGCATCGTGCAGCAAGCCCCAGTCGCAGGTACCAGGCCCCTGCGCGGGCATTGAGCCGAGGAGTTCGGCCACAAGAAGCGAGTGCTGCGCTACCGAGTAATGCCACTTGCAGTGGCCGCCGAAACGACATTGCAGCGACAGGGCGTGCGCGATGTCGATCGGGTCAACGTCCTCGGGGCGCGGGTCCTGCGGCCAGTATTGGCGGCCCGTGTAGGTCTGCGACCATGCGCCGATGCGTGCGCTCACGGCGTCGCCTCGCCATCGCCGCCCTTGCGCTTGCCCTTCCTCGCGGCCGCCTCCTCGGCGAGGTCGACCAGCGCCTCGAGCACCGCGGCGATCTCGACGTGCGCCGCCGCCGCGGCATCGCTGACCCTCTGCTCGATCCCGACGTCCTCGGGGCGGACGCCATCGGCGAAGAGCCGCTTTGCGACCGCCTTCGGGGACTCGTTCTTGATCTCGTTCATGGGGATCCCGATCTGCCGCTCGTCGGCCCGCATCGCCCGCTCGATGATCACCTTCCCCGTGTCCTCTCGGATCTCTTGGATGGTGGCCTTCGAATAGTTCGCGATGATCTCGACGACCACCGGGCGCAGCTCCGTCCCTTCGCGGACGGCGTCGCCGAGGCCCTTGATCTCCGCCTCGATGGCCTTGCGCCTCGTGGCCTGCTCGCCCTGGATGCGGCGCCCTTCATCGATTTGGTGCTCGAGCTCGCCCTGTTTCGCGGCGAGCTTGCGTGCGCGCTCGTTGATCTCGTCCTCTTCGAGTACGACGAGCAGGTCCTCGGTCTTCGTCTCGATCACTTCTCTGCCCTTGCGGTTCATGGCGCGGTCTCCTCTCGGGTTTGCTGTTTCGTTGCCACGTCATCGAAGGCCGCGCGTAGCATGCGGATGCGCTCCGTCAGCCGGTGGACGCGGGCGCGGGCGGTGCGGCGGGTGCGGTGGAGCTCGGCGGCGAGCTCGTCGGACTCGTCTAGCAGGCGCTGCACCTGGGCGCTCAGGACGTCGGCCACCGTTTCGGCTCGACGCGCCTTCGCCCTGGCGTCCATGAGCTCGGGCCACCCTTCGCGAGCGTGGCTCATCGCGCCGCCCTTCGTTTCGCTGCGCGGCTTCTCCGTGAGTGCGCGTCGAGCGAGCCGGCTTGCTCGATCGCGAGGCCCGCGTCCGGCGGCGTCATCGCCCCCGCGTCACGGCGCGCGGCACTCTGTCGCACGAGCGCCGCGCGGAACTCGGCGGTCAGCGTGGCATCGGCGCCGGCCTGTCGCCCACCCGGGAGCGAGTACGCGGCGCGCGCGTGCGCCAGCGCGGTGTCAGGTCGCCAGCCGCGTTCGTCGACGAGCTGTGCAGCCCACTCGGCCGCGCGCAGATCGAGGTGAGGAGTCGACGGGCGAGTCGCGCCCGGCTGTTCCGGTCGTCGTGACATTGGACGCCCCCGGGCTGTCAGAACGGGCAGTTGTCTTCAGCTGTGGACGAGCTCGCGGCCTGGCTCGGCGCCTCTGGCTCCGGTGCCGCGGGCGCCGCGTCCGGCGAAGGAGCGTCTCGCTTCCGCTTCGGGCTCGCGCTCGGAGCGGCGGCGCCGGCGACCATCCCGTCTTCGATCAGGATCCCGACCGGGCCCCCATCCGTCGACACCATCTCGAGCCAGACCTGCGCGTCAGCGGCGGCCGCCATCTCGGTGACCAGCGCGAGGCTCGTCTCGTCGAGGAGCGAGCCGTCGCGGATGAGGATGATCTTGAGCTTCGGATTCAGGGCGAGCCCCATCGCGAGGCTCACCCGGAGCTTCTCGGCGCTCGAGGCCTGCTCGAAGGGAAGCCCGTTGAGCGTCAGCCCGCCCTCGCCCAGGCCGAGGCCTTCGACGGGGAACTTCGCCGCGGCGATCCGCTTCGCCCGCTCCTCCTCGATCGCCGAAAGGCGGGCGGTGAGCGCGAGAGCCTCGGCCTTCTTCACCTGGGCCTGGGCCTGGCGCTCGAGCCGATCCTTCTTCTGGCGCACCCGCCCGTTGGTTTCCTGCACCGCAAGAGCCCGCGCCCGCGCCGCGGCGATGTCGGGGTCCTTCAAGCCGACGAGCCCGGCGGCGAGGATCTTGCCCTGCGTCGCGAGCGCGGCGAGGCGACCCTCCTCCTCGGCGAGGTCGCCCTTGAGGTCGGCGATCTTCGCGGTGGTCGCCTTGTGCTCCTCTCGGAGTAGCGCGAGCTCGGTGCGCTTGCTCTCGTGCACGCGCTTTTGGTGCTCGGCCTGCTCCAGCTCAGCGAGCACCTTCTCGAGGCTCACCTCCTCATCTGGCACCTCGCCCACGACCGGGGACGGCACCTGCGCCGCGAGCCGCTCGGCCTCCCGATTGACCACGGTGCGCTCGTCGTACGCCTTGCGACGCTCGACATCGAGGTCGGCCAGGTCGACCCCGACGAGCTCGCTCGCGAGCTTCAGCTGCTTCGCCGGCTCGAAGCGGGTAAACGAGAGCGGATCGAATGAGAGCGAGCCGGTCAGGGCATCGAGGACGCGCTGGGGGCTCCGGAAGATCGAGCCGTCCTTCGCGGCGACCTCGAGGTAAGAGCCCTTCGAGGTCCAGCGCCTGGTGATCGTGAGGTCCTCGGTCTCCACGGTGACGGAGGCCTTGTCCTCGCCGCGCTTGATCGGGATCTCGGGGCAGAGCCGCTCCCCGCCGACGGCCGCCGCGATAGCATCGAGGACCGACGACTTCCCGGCGCCGTTGGCTCCGCGGATTTGGACGACGTTGCCGGTCGGGAGGATTTCGATTGCGCGGATGCGTTTGAAATTCTCACCGACAAGCCGAATGATCTTCGCCATTGCTATGCCTCCTCGCCCAACAGGATTGCCCTGACCGCCGCGTCCTTCGCCTCCAGTGCCGAATCCTCGAAGGTGACGCATCCGCACATCGGACAGCGCCAGGCCCTCTGTGTCGGGGTCAGCCAAGGCATCTTGACCTCGTCCAACTTCACCCGATTGCCCTTGCAGATGATCCACTCGTTTTTCGTCTCGGTCATGGCTTCGCCTCCCGTTCCGGCCCCGGGACTCCGTTCCGCACCGGGAACTCCCCCGCTAGCGCCTTCTTGACGAGCGCGACGACCTCACGAGAGAACGACGCCCTCAGCATCCACTCGAGGTGGTCGCGCTCCCCGGCGGCGACCGCGCGCAGCGTCTTGCCGGTGTGCTTGCCGAACGCAAATACGGCCTCGCCATTCGCCCAGCAGAACTTCCCGTCCTTGTCGACGAAGCGGGGATCCTTCTGCTTGAGCCACTCGGCGACGCCGGCGACGTTCCGCCCGAGGTCGGCGTAGCGCTCGACCTGGGCATCGAGCACCGCGGCCGTCGCTCGCACGTCGGCCTCGGCGCGGTGTGCCTCGGTGCCGAGCTCGAGCCCGCAGTAGAGGCGCGCGGCACCGGAGAGGCTGTGCGGCTCCCGGCGGTGAAAGATCAGGTAGGCGTCGAGGATCCGCCGCCTGGGTGGCGAGCTCGGGAGCATGCCCGCTCGCGCGATCTCGGCGGCGAGTAGCGGGATGTCGAAGCCGAGGATGTTGAATCCCGCCAGGTCGGCGTCGGCGAGCATCTCGAGGATCTGCGGCGCCAGCTCCTTGAACGTCGGGAAGCCCGCGACCATCGCATCGGTGATTCGATTGACGTCGGTCGCGTCCGGAGGGATCGGCCTGCCGGGATTCACGAGCGATGCGAAGACGCTCTCTCGACCGTCGATCTCTCGGCGGAGGAAGCAGACCTCGATGATCCGGTCATCGAGCGGGTTGACGCCCGTGGCCTCGAGGTCGAAGAAGACGAGCGCGCGGTCCTGGGCGATCATTCGGCCACCCTCGATTCACGGGCCGGCGCAAAGACCGTGACGTGCTTCCCCCGCAGCCGAGCGTAGGCGACGGTGCTCGCGGTGCCGCCGCCGATCGCGCCGTCCCAGCACGCCAGCAGGTGGTCGCAGTTGTCGACCATCCACTTGTTCCGCGGCGCGTAGGCCTGCGAGAGGATGATCACCCTCCCAGCTAGGTGTTTCAGCAACTCCCAGGTCATTCGATCCATGGGCGTCCACCGCTCGGCTTGATCCGGGTATGGGATCGCCGCGATGTATGGGATCCCGAGCGCGATGCAGACCTCGGCCGCGAGCAAGTCGTAGCCACGCGCCATGCCGCAAATAGCCCAGGCTGGCTTGAGCTCGCGCAGGAAGCCCAAGGTGGCCAGGTAGACCGACGGGTATGCGTCGAGGGGCAGGCGGGGCGGACGGTGGCCCGTGAAGGCGACGGCCACAAATTCCTCGCCCAGAGCGCTCATGGCTTCTTCTCCGCGGCGAGCCGCTGGAGCTTGACCGTCATCGGCGCGCGCTGCGGCAAGACGAGCTCGAAGACGATCTCCGCCTCGATGTCGGGCGAGCCGCGCACGCGGATGCAGGGCTCGTCGACCATCTCCCGAGATCCCGGCTTCGGCATCCTCACCGTGGTCGGGTAGAGGCCGATGCGCTTGCCGACCCAGGTCGCGAGCTTGGGGCCGAACATCTGCTTGAGGCACGTGGCATTAGTCCGGTTGAGCCCGAGGATCTTCTTTCGTCCCTCGAAGACGAGCGAGCCCATCTTCTTTCGTGCCTTCGGCGTCTTCGGGTCCGGCATCTCCTCGAAGACCATCCGCTCGATCTTGAGCACGACATCGCGACCGCCGAGGTCCGCCGCGTGAAGGAAGCGGGACTCAAACAACTTAGTCCAGTCGTCTGGGACGGGCAGATCGACGATCTCGTTGGGGCCAGGGCCGGTGTCGCTCATAGGTGTGGCCCGCCCTTGATGAGGCTGGGTTCGACGACCTGTCCTGTGAGGTCGGCCAACACCTCGCGCCCGATCTCGAGGAGCTCACGATCGATTTCGGAGGTCGGGCGCTCCTTGCATGCGTCCTCCAGCGGCGCGACCAACAGATCGCGAATCAGTTTGCCGATGTTCTCTCGCAGCACCGTTCGCATCGCCTCGCGCTCGTCCTGTGTCATGGGCTTCAGTCCTCCTTCGTGGCGTCGTCGAGACCAGTCGCGTCGAGCCCGAGGTCGCCGAGCGCGTCCTCCCGCGGCATCGCCCACCGCGGCAGGTACAGGTCGAGCGGCTCGTCGGCGTAGCCCGGCCATTGGTCCTGCGGGAGCCGTTGCAGCTGAGCGAGCTGGCGCAGGTAGCTCCGCATCTCCGCGCGGCCGAGCTCGAGCACGTCGCCGGCGACGCGGTAGACCTGGACGACGTACGGCGGTGCCTTCTCGACGGCGATGATCGAGAACGCCGCCTGCCGGTGGGTCGCGGACACCAAGCCTCCGCGCGGGCATTGAGCAGCGGTGTAGCCGTCAACGTAGAACGCAGCCTGCCTGTGGTAGCCGTAGCGCGCGCACTCGCGCGCGAAGCCGTCGGGGCTCGCGTCGCGCGTGGTTTTCAGGTCTGCGATTCCCGCGCCGCACACCCAGTCGAGACGGGCCTTGCACTGGATCCCCGTCTCGCCGTCGACCCAGGCGATCGCCTTCTCGGCCTCGCCGCTCGGGTCGGTGAGCAGCGGCCTGGCCTGGGGGCTCGAACGAACCGCGCGAGCAAGCGCGAGCACCTCGTCGTGCTCGTCCTCGGTCAGGACGATCTGGTCGCGCCGATCCGCGGAGCCCTTGAACTTCGCCCAGATCGACCCCGAGCGCCTGCCGAGTTGGCGCCCCCAGATCACCACGCGCTCGGCGAACTTCTCAGGCTCGAGCACCGCGAGGTGAGTCGCGATCCCGACGCCGAGGGCGGCGGTCGGCTCGCGATCGTGCGCCTCGAGCCAGGCGAAGTGGCGAGCGGAGCGCCCCAGTTCCTTGAGCGTGGAGTAGTGCGCGCCAGGCTGCTCTCGATAGTCGCTCTGGACGCCACTCATGGGGCCCGCCCGCGCAGATGCAGTGGAGCGTGCGTTGTAGCTAGCGCGGTACATTCGCGCAAGTGCCAGGCTCAAATCTTGTGGGCGTGCTGGACACAACGGAGCCGTTGCCAGTGGGGACTGGTCAGGTTCGGCTGTTGTTCCAGGGGGAACTACAGAACGTCAGCTATTCAACGACTCAGCGTCGCGGCCTTCCGACCCGCCGCTTCATCGAGCTCGGTGGCCCGTTCGCAGAGCCGCCAGGTTCGCAGCGCGTACTCGGCGCGCTCCGCTGCCCTTGGGCCTGGCCCGACGACGACGATGCGGCCGCCGGCCCAGATCTGCGACTGCTCTGGGCGGAGTCGCTCGCTGATGATGACCGTGAGCCTCTGCGTCGAGAATACCAAGCCTGACTTTGACGACACTGGCAGCCCCCGATCCAAGCGTAGGTCGGCCCCCAGTGTAACGGCTGCCGCGCATTCTGCACACAGCGTGTGCCACCCGGACTCCAAGCCAAGGGATGGCCGGAGAACAGTTGCGCATTCCCGATACACACTCGATACACTCACCGAGCCTGTAACACGGACTCTGAGTCCGACCACTGGGTCAGCAGGGGTCCCACTCTCGGATCCACATCAGGAGAAGGTGAACCGCCCACGGCTCTAGGTCGACTGGTGCGCGCGCCGTCAAGCTGTCGGGCACCATCTTCCGCAGCCTCGCCTTCTCGGCTTCGGTCGGCTTGTCGCGCAGCGCCCAGGGGGACAAGAGGTAGCTGCTGACGAACCGACTGACGGACTTGCGGACTGACTCTGGGGCGCTTGCCGGCTCCATCGCCAAGATCGAGGTGACCGTCGTGCCCAAGGCCGGCGCGATCTTCTGCAGCGACTCCATCGTCATGGTCTGGCTCCTGCCGGTCTCTAGCTTGGCGATCGTGGTTCTGCCGATACGCGCGAGCGCGGCAAGCCGCTCCTGTGACAGGCCTGACTCGTGACGCAACTTCTGGACAGCGAGACCCAGCGGCGACAGCGGCCGCCTTGGGTGTTTGGTCACTTTGGTGGTCACGGTGGCTCGACCTCTCCCCTTCGATTTCCGCCGTCGAGATCGTGCCATGGTTGTACCTCGCGCGCTGTACCGTGCGCGCCCAAAGGGGCCTTGCGAAAGTTGTACCGCGTTGGATACAGCTCGGCCCATGCATAAGCGCTCGCGAAGAGACCCGGAGTCGGTTGCGACACCGCGGCTCCCCGACGTCATAAGAAACGCGCGTCGTAAGGCGGGCTGGTCACAGGGCGAGCTCGCACGGCGCGCGGCGATCTCGAGAACAGCCGTCAACCGCGCCGAGAGGGGGCGCGCGGATCCGACGCTCGAGACTTTGCGCGCCCTTGTACGGGTTCTCCCGGGCCGCGTCCACCGATTGATCGCCGCGGTGCTCGCGTCGACCGGGTAGACGGGACCCCATCGTGGTCCTCCGACCCTACCAGCTCGCGACCGTCGAGCGCTGCAGGTCGCTCGTCAACTCCGGCCGCCGCCGCATCGTCTTCGTCGCGCCCTGCGGCGCCGGCAAGGGCACCGTGCTCGCCCACATCCTCGCGTCCACCGTCCGCAAGGGGAACCGCGGGCTCGCCCTCACGCACCGCCGCGAGCTCGTCGAGGACCTCGCCGAGCGCGTCGGCCAGGAGACGGGCGAGCCGCCGGGCGTGATCCTCGCCGGGGTCGAAGAGCACCCCGAGCGCCCAATCCAGGTCGCCTCGGTCCAGACGTTGGCCCGCCGGGACAAGCCGCCGGCGGACATCGTACTCGTGGATGAGTGCTTCCCGGCCGGATCACTGGTTGACGGACGGCCGATCGAATCGCTTCGAGAGGGCGATCCGGTTCTCTCGTTCGACGAGGCGACCGGCCGGATGGTGCGAAGCCGGGTCCTGCGAGTGTTCTGCAGCGCCCCGCGGGCGCTCTTGCGGCTGGTGATCGACGGCACCGAGATCCGCTGCACCCCGAACCACCCCTTCTTCACGGCGCGCGGCTGGCGAGAGGCCAGAGCGCTGGAGGTCGACGATGCTGTCCTGTGTAGCCGCATGCACCTGGTGTGGAGCTCCCGTCCAACTGACGACGACATCGCAGCGGTGGCGATGGTCTTTATGGAAGAGATCCGCACGCGCCTACTGCTCGGAGGAGCACAAAAGACTCGTAGTCGCACGGAGCAGCTCGGCAGCCATGGCGAGAACGAACCGTCTCTATGCCTCGGCCAGAATGAAGGCCCGCAATCCGATGAGGCTAGAGGACGTCCGCCAGAGAGTGAGCGACAGGCTTCGAGAGATCGGCCACCGCCCTCTTCAGCAGGGCGGCAACGGACGAGCTCTTCCGCTTCCTCAGTTGACGCTGTTGCGATCGCTGGGGGTTGGCTGGTTCGCCGAGTTCGCCGTGAACACGGGGCGGCCTCGGAGGTCGATGTTCCCAACCTGCTACAAGATCGACATCGCGCACCCAGCCTCAAGGACAGCGGTCGAGGTGGATGGCGCCTCTCACTGCGCCATCGCGACGAAGGCCAAGGACGAGAAGAAGGCCACCTTCTTGCGTGGGCTCGGGTGGACCGTACTGAGGTTCTCGAACCGGGAAGTGATGGAACGTTTGGAGGCATGTGTCCAGGCCGCAAGGTCTACAACCTTGAGGTCGCGGGGACGCACGCCTACTTCGTGAACGGCTTCCTCGTCCACAACTGCCACCACGCATCGGCCTCGAGCTGGCGCGAGATCCTCGACCACTACCCCTCGAGCGCGATCCTCGGGTCGACCGCGAGCCCGTGCCGGCTCAGCGGCGCCCCTCTCGGCGACATCTTCGAGGAGCTCGTCGAGCTCGTGAAGCCTGCCGAGCTCGTCGACGCGGGTCACCTGGTCCCCGTGCGCGGCTTCGCCTACGACGCCCCGGACCTGCGCGGCGTGCGCAGGACCGCCGGCGACTTCGACGGCGCCGAGCTCGCCGACCTCATGGGCAGCTCGCGCCTCCGGGGGAACGTCGTCGAGCAGTACCAGGAGCGCGCTCGCGGGACCCGGGCGCTCGTGTTCGCCGTGAACGTCGCGCACTCGCGGCAGCTGGCGCTCCAGTTCGCCGCGGCCGGCGTGACGGCCCAGCACCTCGACGGTGAGACTCCGCGGCCGCTGCGCAAGCGCATCTTCGAGGCGTTCCGCGCCGGCACAACCAGGGTCCTCTGCAACGTGGGCCTGTTCTCGGAGGGCATCGACCTCCCGGCGATCGAGACGGTGATCCTCGCCCGGCCGACGCTGTCCCTGGCGCTCGCGATCCAGATGGTCGGCCGCGGTCGCCGCCCGGTCCCGTGCACCTGCGGCCGGATCCCTCACTGGCGCCACGAGGACTGCGCCTGCGGCCTGCCCGTCACGAAGCGCTTTGCCAGGCTCCACGACCACGCCGGGGTGCTCTTCCAGCACGGTTTGCCTGACGAGCCGCGCGTCTGGTCCCTCGCCGGTGACTTCCGGGTCGGCGTCGGCGAGAAGGGCAAGGGCGAGGCGAGCGCGGCCTTACGAACCTGTCGCAAGTGCTTCGCGGTCTACCTCGCGGACGGCGCCTCCTGCCCGCTCTGCGGCTTCGTGAACCCTGTCAAGCGGCGGCTCGTTCGCAACGCGCGTGGGGTCGCGGTCTCGCTCGCTGACATTGAGCGCTCCGCGAAGCCGCCGCCGGCAACGCCCGAGCAGGCTCGCGGGTACTTCTTCTACCTCCTCGGCGTCGAGCGGCAGCGCGCGTACAAGCGCGGGTGGGCCGAGATCCGGTGGATGAGCCGCTACAAGCACTGGCCCCACGGAGCGAAGGCGTGGCGAGCCGAGTTCGTCTCCCGGCCTCGCAAGGTGGCGCCATGACGACCCCGTCGCACGCGCGATTGGTGATGACCTCGGCGACCGACTCGCTCGAGAAAGAGGAGTGGTCGACGCCGCGGGTGCTCTTCGATCGCCTCAGCGCGATCCATGGCTGCTATCAGATGGACCTCGCGGCCTCGGGCGCGAACGCCATGTGCCGGCGCTTCCTCTCGCGTGGCCAGGACGCCCTCGCGCAGGTGTGGTCGCCCGAGTGCCTCAATGCCGAGCGGTTCTGGCTCAATCCACCGTATGGGCGCCACATCGACCGCTGGATCAAGAAAGCTCGCGCCTCGGCCATCGCCTATCCGGTGCTCATCTCCTGCCTGATACCGGCTCGGGTCGAGACCGCCTACTGGTTCGAGAGCATCTGGACCCCTGACGGCCAGCTCCGCGGCGCCTACTACGGCCTCGACGAGCTCGACGTTCGGATCTCGCTCGACTCCGCGACGCTCGGCATCGAGATCCGATTGCTCTCCGGTCGGGTGAGCTTCGAGCTCGCCGGCAAGAAGCTCGACCCAGCGCCGTTCCCGTCCGCTGTCGTGACGTTCTCGCACCCGAAGTGATGCAACACCAAGGAGGCGCCATGCCTGGTTCACGCCCTGTTGCCGTGTCGGAAGTGGAAGCCGAGGAGATGCGGCTCGCTACCACGCTGAACACCAACAGCGCACCACTGCCGGCCAAGTACGAAGCAGCGAAGGCGGCGCTCGCCGAGTGTGCTTCGGTCGACGAGTGCTCCTCCTGGGCCAAGAAGGCCGCAGCGATGGCCAGCTATGCGCGGCAAGCCGAGGACAAGTCGCTCGAGTATTTTGCTACCCGCATCCGCGCTCGGGCGATACGCCGGTGCGGCGAGCTGCTCGCGTCGATCCCGGCGAAGGCGTACGGCGGTGGAGCGAACAAGCAAGGTGGAGACCCCGTCCCCCACCTTGCTTCCGCCCGCGCCCAGGTCGCCAAAGCCGCCGGACTGTCGCGCGACCAGACGAAGGACGCACTCCGGGTCGCGAAGATCCCGGCGGCCGAATTCGCTGCGGATGTGGACGACGACACCAAGGTGCCACCGACCATTGAAGACTTGGTCGAACGGGGAACGGCGAAGAAGCCCAAGCCGTGGCTCGACCTTCAAGGGCGCAATCGTGAGGATTATCACCGGGCGATCCATACGCTCGGGCCGATCAATGAACTGGCCCGCCTGCTCGAGGATCGGACGCGCGCGCCGGCCGTCATCGTGCGCGGGATGCTCCCGTTTCAACGCGACGAATCCATTGATAGCGCTCTCTTTCTGGTGCGGTGGTTGGGCGAATTCGCGGCGAAGGCAAGGGAGGTCAAATGAGAGAAGAGATGGTGTCAGAGAAGCAGATGGTGCGAGAGGCTCGAGAGGCCTGGGAATTGCTCATCAAGCAGAATCCTGGCGTCGATTTCATCCCGAAGGCATGGATCGTCCAGGTATTGATCGGCAATCTGAAGCCGGCGCTGGTGGAGGACGGGCCGCTCCGGGGGCGCGCGATGACCTCCATACACACCGCGGCCCATGTCTACGTGCTTAAGGCGATCTCTACGCTGAAACAGCGCGGTGCTCAGGCGGATCCCGATCAGATGGACCTGGTCGGCGGTGGTTTCAAGTACCTGCAGAAGTCCTACCCCACAGAGCGCGATGGAGAGGTCGGAGTCAGCCCCATCGAATCGATGAGTTACCAGCAACTCTCCGAGAAGATTCGTGAGCACGAGCGAATGGGTGCCGGCAACTACGCTCACGCCCGAGAGCTGAAGACCTACCGCGATCGCAAGTTCGGGAAGCGCTCTGGCGGTGTGGCATGAGCACCAGCGTTCGCGATGTTGGCGCATTGCTGGCAAAGGCCCGCGAGACCTGCGCCAGACGAGACAAGCAGGATCGATCTCTCGGTCTCGCGGCACCAGGGGACTGTCCCCTCGACGTCCAGGTCAATACCGCCATATCGGCGCTGGATGCAGCGCTCGCGACGAGAGACTGGAACTTCGTAGCGGAAGCCCGAATCCTCCTGGAGCAACTCCCTGTCCCCAAATCGGGCGGAAAGGGTCTCCTCGTCCTATGACCTCTCGCACCAGCGCTCCCGAGGCCGCTCCAGCCTTCGCCGACGCGACGACCGAGGACGCGGTCAAGAAGGGCATCCTCGTCGAGCTCTCTCGGCGCGGGTTCCTGGTGTGGCGCAACAACAGCGGCTCGCTCTTCCAGTCCTTCCCGGCCGGCATGCTCCACGGCCGCCAGGTCTTCTACCGCGGCCGCCTCGTGCAATTCGGCCTCGAGGGCTCCCCGGACATTCTGGGTTTTTGCAGGCTCTGCGGCTTGCTGGTCGCCGTGGAAGTGAAGCGTCCCCGCGGCGGCGTCGTCAGCGACGTCCAGCTCGCCTTCGCCGCCCAGGTCGCACCCTCCGGCGCGTTCTACGGCGTCGCCCGCACCGTCGCCCAGGCCGTCGAGCTCGCCGACGCCCATCGCAGCCGATGTCACCGCTGAACCCGCGCGCTGGTCGCGCCGAGACTTCCATGACCGAGCCCGCCTCCGACCCCAATGCCAACGTGCGAGCCGAGGCCCTTCGCCACCTCAAGGCAGGGCGGGTGGTGCTCGCGGTCGGCTTCCGCGAGAAGTTCCCGGTCGACGAGCTCGGGCGCAAGCTCGACGCCTGGCAGGCCCTCCGCCTCTGCGAGCGCGACCTCCCGCGCTACTTCAACGGCCAACCGCTCAACCTCGGAATCCTCCTCGGCGAGCCAAGCGGCTGGCTCGTGGATCTCGACCTCGACACCCCCGAGGCTCGCGAGCTCGTGGCGCGCGTCCTGCCGGTCACCGCAACCTTCGGCCGGCCAAGCTCGCGCCGCTCGCACTGGCTCTTCATCGCCGAGGGCGCCGTCACCACGAAGTTCCTCGAACCCGACCCGGCGGATCTCACCTCCCAAGGCAAGCCGAAGCTGCACACGCTGCTCGAGCTGCGCAGCACCGGGATGCAGACCGTCTTCCCACCGTCGATCCACAAGAGCGGCGAGCCCATCGCCTGGGAGGAAGGCCCGACCGAACCAACACGGATCGATGCCGCCGAGCTGCGGCGCCTCGCCGGCCACCTCGCGGCCGCAACGCTCCTGAAGCGCCGAGCGCCTGATCTGCTCGAGGGCTACCTCGCCGCCCCGGACGTCGTCCCCCAACTCACGCCGCCGCTTTACATCCCCGTCCTGCGCCGCTTCCTCGGCCTCGCCTCGCCAGAGCCCGCACGGCGCACTACGAGCCCCGCCGCCAGCGCGCTCTTCGCCGAGGCGCTCGCCGCCTACAACTCGGAGCACACCCGCGACTGGGGCCGCGCTGGAGGCTCGTGCTGCCCCGTCTGCTGTGGCGAGGGCGGGTGCTCGTGCTTCGGCCGCTCGAAGCACAACGCGACCAGGTGGTCGTGCTTCAACACCGATCACCCCGACGACTGCGGCCACAAATCGGACGACGGGACCTACCACTCCGGCGATGCGCTCGACCTCGACGCCTTCGCTCGCGGTCGCACGCCCACTGAACACCTGCGCACCGAGGGCTACCTCGCGGACCGATCGAGCGCTTCGAGCACTACGCCACGCGAGGAACCGCCGATGGTGACCGACGACGACGAGCCCCTTGAGCTCCGCGCAGCACGGGGCCACCTCTCGCTCGTGCCTACCGGACGTGAGCCTGGCTCTGACGATGGCGATGAGACCGCGCACCCTGGCGTGACCGCCACATGGCACACGCCAGGCCAGCGCTCCACCGGCGATGCCCGAGGCGCCAAGCGCGGAGATCCGCAGGACCCCGACCTCGCCAAGGCCCTCGCCGACATCCGCGGGCGCCTGGGGGCCGCGACCGGACGGCGACGCCTCAAGTTCACCTCGATCGCCGAGCTGCTCGCAGAGGAGGATCCTGGGATCGACTGGCTCGTGTCAGGGCTCCTGCCATCTCAGGGCGTGGCGACCGCGTCGGGCGAGCCAAAGGCCGCGAAGACGTGGTCTGTGCTCGAGATCGGCGTTGGAGTCGCCACCGCGACGCCCGTCTTCGGGGAGTACGTCGTACACGCGGCCGCGCCTGTCGCGATCTTCTGCGCCGAGGACGATCGCAGCTCCGTGAAGCGGCGAATTCGCGCCCTCGCCAAGAACCGCGGACTCGACATCACCCAAGCACCGATTCACGTGATCTGTCGCGAGACGATCGACCTCACCAGCGCCGAGTCCATCGCCGACTTGATCTGCGCGGCGCGCGCGCTGCCCCAGACGCCCGCGCTGCTCATCCTCGACCCCTTGCGAGACCTGCACGGCGCGGACGAAAACGACTCGACCGCCATGGGCTCGGTCATGGCCATGCTGCGCGCGATCCGCGACGTGCTCGGGTGCTCAGTCCTCTTCGTTCACCACGTCGCCAAGTCGCACCCCGACACCGATGGCCGACGCCCTGGCCAACGCATGCGCGGGTCCAGCGCGATCCACGGCGCCGTCGACGCGGCGGTCTACTTCTGCGACCTGAAGACTGACGGTCAG